GCGCTTACGCAAGACATAGCGGTGGCGGGCGACATTTGGATGTTGGAGCTAGCGACCTATGACATAAGCTCGGTCCCGGTGGTCTCGAATCTCTCCGACCATTACGACCGCGAGTTTGTCGACGCTGAGTGGGTAGAGCTTTTCGTGCCTGCTGCGGCTGTCGAAGAGTACACAAGCACCACAACGCAATACATAGGCGAGGATTCTGCAGGCGACCCGGTCGGTGTGTGTCCTGACTCTGTGCGGAATTTCGTTGAGGGCGTTTGTCACGTCCCACAAAACTACATTGACGACACGGACCCTCTGGCCTGGTCTTGTGGTTACCTTGGGGCATTGGTGGCAACCGGCGATCTTTACGGATTCACTGGTGTGGTGAGGTGGAAAGAGGCGACTGCTTCGGCGCAAGCTGGTGGCGGGTCTCTGGGGACAGAGGCATGGGGTGGTGCTGCGGACTTCGGCAAGTACCAAAGGTTCTTCCCCATTACGCTTGACACGTCAACGCCAGAACTCGGGGACATCCTAACATTCCAATTCGCAAGGTATGCAGATTTGGGCTCTGACACTCTGACCGGTTCCGCGGTGTATATCTGGGGCTGGGTCTTCAAGTATTGGGGCTGGAAGCGGTAGGATGCACGAGCTACTTGTAGTACACCGGGGCTACGCGGGCGAGAAGCTCAACGAGTTCATTGGGAGAGGGCGACGCGGTACCTCTCCCGGTGGGATGCGTCGTGCCGGCTACTACAAGCGACTGCGGACACCCGGTAGTTGGAACATAGGGTTTAACGCCGATGACGAGCGGGTTCTGCAGGTACTACCCTACCACACTATGGAGTTCTGGCTACGTGACCTCTACGGCGGTGCTGAGTACGACGCGTTCCTGGCGTCGCTACCGACCTACCGCAAGGACAGTGCGCGTCCTGGCTGGTGGCGTGACTTCTCAGGAATGGTGCTGACGCAGCCTAAGCTTAACCAGGGTGCAGATGGCGTGTACAGTTCTAGCGTGTGGGGCAGGGGCAACAACGAAGTGCTGTACACGGAGTTCATCGACTACGCAGAGAGCACCAGCGGCGCTTCGAAGTCCGGTGCTGCAGAGACCGTGGCCAAAGCCTACGTTAACGAGAACATCGGTCCTGGAGCCGGCCTAGACGCAGGCGGGTACAGTCGCGTGCGCACCGGTTTGAGTGTAGAGAGTGACGGTGGCACGGGTGGTACGTGGAGCGGCGATCGTTCGTACAAGCTGCTGGGCGATGTGCTGCAGGAGATAGCCAACGTGACCACCGGTCCTGGCGACTACATGGTCGTGCAAACCGGCGACAGGCTGCTGCAGTTCCAGTGGCGATCACCACACTGGGGTCTGGATAAGCGTGTTGGCAACGGCGTGCGCCGGCCTATGCTGTTCTCGGCACGTATGCAGAACGTAGGATCCGTGCAGAGCAGCATCTCGTACCTAGGGTCTGTGAGTGGTGTGATAGTGCACGGGCAGGGTGTAGGACCGTTGCAGAAGAGCGGTACGGCTTACGATATCACGCTAACGTCCTTGACAGATTGGGCACGCAAGGTTATAATTCGTGAGGAGCGCGACGCGGTAGACCAGGCGGCACTCAACGCGATTGCTAGCGGAGAGCTATACAACAACTGGCCAGAGGTCGAGGTAGATGTAGAGACTAAGCAGATTCTGTCCAGCCGCTACGGCGTACACTGGCAAGTTGGCGACCTCGTTACTGCCGAAGACACCGTATACGGTAGGCAGGTTGATCGTAAAGTGACGGCTGTACGGGTCTCGGCGTCTGCAGACGATGGTGTGGTCACGGTGACACCAGAGATGGGAGACTTCATCGATGGGTGAGGTTGGGCTAGCAGAACGGATCCGCAAGATTCAAGCGTTGTTGGCCAAAACACCTATCCTGTTGTGGTATGCTGGGTCACCCGATGGTGTGCTGAACGCACGCGAGAGTTCGTTGTGTTGGGATGTTACCAACCAACGGCTCTATGCTAATACGTCCAGCGTAGAGGGTACAGCCTGGACGGAATGCACCGGCGGTGGCGGTGGCGGTGGCGGCGCACCAGTTGACGCGCAATATCTAACACTGGCGCTTAATGGGACGCTTACGGATGAGCGGCGATTCGTGCTGGCAGGCGGGGCATCGGCGGTGGACGGCGGCGCCAACGGCGACTACACCGTCACCGTGCACGACGCAGTCACCCTAGCATCGGCTGAAATTCAAGCGATCCTCGACCTCAGCACACAAGCACTCGACCTCGATACACAGACTGAGAACACGGTACTGGCTGGTCCGGCCTCGGCGCCGGCAGCCAAACCAGCATTCAGAGCGTTGGTGGCTGCAGATATTCCTGCTGGCTTACCGTATCTGGCAGCGGTCCTTGAGGGTCCTGGTATTGATGTCACCGGCGGCGATACAGTCGGGCTGGGCGGCGACACGGTGCTTGTCTATGATAGTGGCGGCTCACCGGTGGCAGAGTACGCAGCGACTGATGGCGGCCTAACCTCGGCGTTGGCAGCTATGGCAGCCGGCGATGTTTGTCTTCTGCCGGATATAACCATCAGCGGTGGGCCTTGGGCGTTGGCTAACGGTGTGCTGCGTGGTCACAGCAGGACCGGATCGATCCTAGACGGTGAAGTCACGATGAATGACGACACCAGGATCGAGAATCTAACCATCGAGCGATCCGAGAACGACACAAGCACTTATTACGGCGTGGAAGTTGCGGCGTCCTCTACCGTCTACCTCTACGATTGCATTATCAAGGTAACGCAAAACGGCGCGGGGACTGGGTACGGCGTGCGGGTACCTGCAGACTCTTCCGTTGGTACTTCGATAACGGACCCCGGCCTGGTCGGTTGCTACGTCTACGGTAGTTCTGGCGACGTCTTGTTAAGCTAGGAGCAAAACCATGGCAATTCTGGATGCTAGAAGCTGGGAGTGTGGTAACGAGTGGCTCGCCGCGGTGGACCGCGACGGCAGCCACGGCGACCCGGACATCAACACGAACGCTACGTATATTAAGACCGGCTCCCGTAGTTTGATAATCGGCGGGCTGGCTTCCGGTTGGGGACGCTGGCATTTCCCAAGCACGCAAGTCTACCCGTCTTTGTCTGTGTGGATCAAGCCAAAGAACATCGCATGCATGCAATACGGCCCGCTCTACATCGAGTACCAAATGGACACCGGCGAGTATGTCGGGGCTAGGTGGGACACGGCTGCGTCAACCCTGGACGCCTACGTCAACGGCGTAAAGGTCGCGGACGGTAGCGTCGCTGTCGCAACTCCGGACTTCTTCCACGTCCAAATGTATATGCACGCTGACAACTCCGGCGCTCTGGGTATCAAGATAAACGGACAACAGTGCGTTGACTATAGCGGGGACACGTTGCCGGGTTCATCCACGGGCGTGGATTCCTTCCGGATATACTGCGGCGCGTCCTACCGGGAATGGTACTTTGACGATATGGTGTGGGGCAACCTGGGCTACCTTGGAGACTTGCGATGTGTAGAGCTGAGACCCGACGCGGACACGGGCCAGGATGACTTCACACCAAGTACGGGGACCGACAACTACGCCATGGTCGACGAAACACCGGCAAGCGATAGCGACTACAACGAAACCAGCACGGACGGCGACGCGGACGAGCTAGACCTGGAGGACTTCACACAACCGACCCTCACCCCGGTGGCGGTCCTGTCCTGGGTACGGGCTCAGGCGCTCACGGCTAACGGTGATGGGTTATACGTTGGCGTGGACTCTGGCGGCACGGACTCACAAGAGCTGCATGCACTTGCCACGGCTTGGGACTACTACACCCACATGGACGACCAAGACCCGGCTGGCGGTGAGTGGGACGACGCAGCGCTAGACGCTTTGAAGGTGCGCTACGAGGCAAGCATAGCCTAGCAAGGGGCACCGATGGCAAACACTCACCGAGTTTCCCAGGCTGGGATTACAGTCGTAAACGAACCCGAGTACCTTGTCGACGTTTCCCAGGCTGGCGTCACAGTTGTAAACGAACCCGTCGACTCTGAAAAGAAGGTCCAAGTTTCCCAGGCTGGGGTTACTGTCGTAGTCCTCAGCTCTGGCGGCGTCTACAGTCACGCAACGGCATATGGTAACGGCGGCGAGGCTGACGTCACACCGACACGCGGCGACCGCTCTGCCTGGAAGGTCTCAGACCATCCTGGGCTTCACGCTGACGACATAGACGACGGTACCCCTATTTATCACGTCCCGGTTCCTGGTGTGGCTGGGTCCGTTCCGGTTAGCAATGGGTCTGTCTGGGTCACCGGTTCCCCAATGGCTGAGGCGGCGCTTCTTTTCTCTCAGACCGTAGACGTTACCATAGTAAACACAACGACCGAGACGACCCTGGTCGGGGCTGGTGCTGGCACGGCTTCGGTTCCGGCTGGTGTTCTTGTCGCTGGGTCAGTGGTTAGGGTTAAGGGTTTCGGGTACCTCAGCGACACGGGGACCCCGACCCTGAATGTTCGGTTCAAGCTGGGCGCGGTTGAGGTTTGCAGTACCGGCGCGGTTACGCTTCTGAGCGGTATCTCTTCGCTGGGGTTTACCTTCGAGGTCCTGATCGTTTGCAGAACGACCGGGGCGCTAGGGTCAGTTGTGGCCAGTGGTCTCTTCGAGTACGACGATGACACGCGGCACCGGGCTGAGAACGTAGGGCTAAGTGTAGAGAACACGACCGCGGCGCTTGCGGTCGATGTGACGGCTGAGTGGGGCGCGGCGGCGGTGGGCAACACGATCACGTGCCAAGGGCTAACGGTTGAACTACTGAGGGCAGATAACCTATGAGCAGACACGCGGACAAGGCGACCACGTTACCCGGCCTGGTCTTTGCTGACACCAAGACTGCTATCGAGGCGCTGACTTTGGTTGCCGGCGACGAGGGTGCCGTGGCTTATGCTACCGATACAGAGGAGCTAGGGCGGTTCGATGGCACTGACTGGTTGTGGTACATCAATATCGGGGCAGTCACCGATGAGCCAACCGGGTTCCCGAACCGTAATGACTCGGCGTTCACGTTTACGGATGCGGCGCGCTACTTCGAGATTGCCCCTACAGGCGCATCGTTCAGCTACTTCATCGAGGGTGTTGAGTACGTCAAGACCGGCGCTGACTCGATCAACACGACAGATGTAGAGGGTTTGCACTTCATCCACTACAACGGCGATACGCTCACCGAGTGGGTTAATCCCGGAGCCAGCGACATCGACATCCTGATCCGCGAGAGGGCGCTGATCTGCATCCTGTACTGGGATGCCACCAACAACGACGGCATTTACGTGGGTGAGGAGCGGCACGGTCTGACGATGGACGGTGTCACGCATGCATACTTGCACTACACTCAAGGGCTGGCCTACTTGAACGGCCTGGGGCTTACCGGGATGGTCGTGGACGGCAACGGCTCTAGCAATACCCATGCGCAGTTCGGCACGGATAGCGGCGGCGTTGCAGACGAGGACATCTACGAAACGTTAAACGCGGTAGGCAGCACGACTGGTCTGCCGGTCTACTGGCGCAGCGGCGCGAACGGCGATTGGCGCAAGACCACGGTAGCGGGCTTCTCGGTGCTGAATACGGCATTGGGGCGGCTCAACTGGAACGAGTGGACCGGCGCCACCTGGCAGCAGAGCGAGGTAGACAACGCTGACTTGGTGTTGTGCCACGTATGGGCCACGACTGAAGTAGACTACCCCATGATAGCGATCATGGGACAGAATGAGTATGACAACCGGGCAGCAGCTAGGGCGGGTGCAGAGGTCGAGATCACCAACCTGCTGCTAGGATCCTTGCCGGCGCCAGAGATGACGCCTATAGCCACGGTTATCTTCCAGACACGCGACATTTACGGCAACAGCGTGAAAGCTAGGATACTCTCTACGGATACCGGCGACGATTATGTAGATTGGCGTACTAGCAACGTATCCAGAACTGGCATCCCTGGCGCAGCCTATGATATACCAGATCCGCTAGCGTTTACCCTGATTCCGGACACCTTGACCATAGCCACCGGCGCGGTGACAGTCACGCAGAACACGCACATCATCGCAGCCGAAACAGGCATTACGGACGACCTCGACACGATCAACGGCACGATCGACAGACAACTAGTAGCAATCCAGGCAGATACCGGCGACACCATCACGATCAAGCACGGTACGGGCAACATTACGGTCTTGACCGGTAATGACCTACCCATCAGCGGTGACGATTGGGTGTTGCTGTTCGCGCACGACGACAAGCTCACCGTGGTTGGCGATGCCGGCAGCAGCGGAGTAGCGGCGCATGCTTCCAGTCACGAGAGCGGCGGCGCGGATACGGTTGATCACGATAGCTTGGTAGGCTTCGTGGCCAACGAGCACATCGACCACACTAGCATCGATCTGACAGCCGGCGCCGGCCTGACGGGTGGTGGTACGATAGCGGCCAACCGGACTTTCAACGTGGGCGCCGGGACCGGTATCGCTGTCAACGCGGATACCATCGAGACTGATGACGCGGCGATCGATCACGACGCGCTACTGAACTACGACGCCAACGACCATATCGACCACACGACTGTCTCTATCACGGCTAGTACTGGTCTGTCTGGTGGTGGTACGATAGCAGCCAACCGGAACATCAGCGTCAATGAGTCGTACGATTTCGCGTGGACTGGCGATCACACGTTCACGGGCACACCAGACTTCCAGAACGGTGCTACCTTCGATAGGCTGGCGATCAACACAGCCGTGGACTTCACCTATGAACTCGACGTCAACGGGCAGATCTTTGTGTCCGACTACCTGGTAGCGATGGGCGGTATCCATGTTGGCGGCAACTCAGACCCTGGCACGGACAACCTGTGGGTGGATGGCTATGGGTGGGTACAGAGCTACTTGCAGGTTGATGACTACGTCTATGCAGCCGGCGGCGTTACGGTGGGCAGTGCAGCCGACCCTGGTACCGCGATCCTCTACGTACAGGACTATTCGCAGCTAATCGGCGGCTGTCACGTTGGCGGGACCAGTGACCCCGGCACCGACAACCTGATCGTGGATGGCCAAGGAGCGTTTAACGGTGCGACCATTGACCCGACCTATGGTATCACGGTATCAGGTGCGGTTTATATCTCCGACTATGGGCGCTTCGATGGTGGTGTTCACGTTGGTGGTGCATCCGACCCTGGCACGGATAACCTGGTCGTTGACGCGGACGGGCGGTTTGGTGGAGGCTTATACGTTGGGAGCACTGGCACGAATCCAGACGCGGATGATATCTATTACGACGGCAACCTTAAGTCTGTAAAGGGTGGCTCTACTTACGACGTCTACGCTTTTCATCCGCTGACTACTCCCCTAACGAATGCAAGCTTCAACGTCACGGCATATTCTGACACAAGCGCGACAAAGATCGAGAATACGAGCTGGTCGAGCACAATCCCGTCAAACGCTAAGGCGCTGCTTCTTGAAATGGCGGCTAAGGACAGCGGGAGCGCGGCGGCTACCGGCGGCGAACGCTTCGAGATCGGTCCGACTTCGACGTACACCTACGCGGCGCGGTGTTGGGTTAACGGCATAGCAAACGACCGGTGGGCGGGCCAGCATTGCGCGGTTCCTTGCACGGACGGCGACGTTTGGTTTGCGGTCTACGCGACCGGGACCCTGACGCTTGACACCGTGCTGCGGTGTTGGGGTTATTGGATATAATCAGCGAGTAGGAAAGGGGAGATACATGAAACTGAACACGAAGATGTTGTTGATCGACCTGAACGGGGTACCTATCCGGGCAACCACCAAGGATAGGTGCGAGGTCTGCGGGCACGTCACCGAGCAGGAGGACCTAACCATCGGGGCAGCGCTGGTACAGGCACTGACGGCTACTTACCGCACTGAGCAGGTGGATGGCGTTGAGAAGTTCAAGCGCTATAAGCTGGCGATAGCGATTGGGGACTTCGAAGAGGCAGTGCTGACGGCTGAGGACGTGGTGCTGCTTAAGCGGTTAATCGGCATGTTCTACGGCCCGGTGATCGTCGGGCGTGTGTGGGAGTTGCTGGAGGGCATCTGATGCTAAACCTGAGTTTCGAGAACGGACACAAAGACATCTGGATAGGGGGTAGCGACGGCGACCCTGGGCGAATGGCACAGCAACCTGACGACTGGTTGATCTCGGCCTTACCTAGTGGTAGTCCGCTGAAGAGCACCGGCGTGTTTCCTGGTGACGATCCGCCAGTGATGGAGGTCGTGCAGACTATCCCTGAGGTGCGGCACATCAGCACGATTGACTTGCCACCGGAGCAGCAGCCGGGCGGGTCTGACGCGTTGATCTTGGGCGGTGATACATGTTTCAAGGTGTTCAGCGCGTACAGCCCATTTAGCTTCACGATGGAGATCCTACTGCCGGCAGAGGAGACCGGCGCTAAACCAGGCGACACGCTAGACGTGGCAGTACCGGTCAACACTCACTTTCATCCATACAACCCACCAGATGGTCCGTGGGGCGATGGTTCACTCGGAGCGTGCAGATGGCGGGCATACCTGGTCGGCGCGGACGGCGCCGTTGGCGGCGGTACCTGGCACACGTACAAGCTGAACATCGAGGACCGGGAGTACGAGTACTACGCTCTGAGCGTCGAGGCAGACGTTACAGGGGCGGCAACGCTTTGCATCGACCTGGAAAGCGCGTCACAGGCGGGCATCACATACTTCGTGGACGAGATCGAGGTTGACGCAGTGCCGGCTGAGCCGGACCCGCCAGATCCGCCAGAGGGCGGTGAGTGTCGTGGTTTGCCACGCACGAAGTATGCCAAGACTACGCTGCTGTTGCCACCTCGGGAGAAGATTACCGCACTGGAGCTGTCCGAGCTGATGGGACGATTGCTGCCAGAGGCGCACGCCAACGGTTGGCAGTGGGGATTCAGTGCTGACGATGCCGGCGTGGGCGATCTCGATGACATCACGGTCATCGCTATTAGCGTGCACCCGGATGACTGGGACAAGGACGCGCTAGCAGCGTTCTATGCGGACCACTACCCGATTGTTGAGCTGATGTTCCGTGACGAGTACACAGTACCTCGTTTCCCGCTGGATATGAGCAAGTACCCACCGAGAGCGTGGTACGTGCCAGACAGCGTGAACTATTCAGCGGCGCACCCGGCTATCGACATCAACTTGGATATCGCGCCATGGGGTGACGTGGAACGCGGCCATCCGGTGACTGCCGTCTCTGCCGGCGACGTTCACTACTGGACCGACGATTGGGGCGGCATCGGTATGATGGTCGTCAAGCACCGTGTGAACGGTCGTGACTGGTGGGTGCAGTATGCACACATCACCCGTTCTGGTCTGGTCGAAGGTAGCCACGTGGACTCGGGGCAGGCACTCGGCGGCATCGCAGACTGGACCGGCGGTGACGGCGGCGATCACTTGCACTTCGGCGTGTCCTCTACTCCCGTGCAGCGCGAGTATCTGACGCACGACGGGTGGGTAGACCCGGTGGCGTGGCTCAAAGAGGAGCTTGGTCTCGACCCGGTGCTAGTGGACGCTATGGTCCGCAAGGGCGACACCGACCCGGATCCAGATCCAGACCCGGAGCCACCAGACATTCCGACTATCGCACTTAGGTCAAGCAACACGATCGGCCTGCATTCGGGCGAGCAGCGTAAGAACTGGCCTGACTACTGGACCGGCGCGGCGCCGAACGGCATGAAGGTTTTCTCTTGCGGGTTCGCGATGGAGTGCCGCCGGCTGGTGTCTGATCCTCGAGCGGTGGTTGTCTGGCGGCGTTACTCCGATAACGACGACGCAGCGATGAACGACCCGGTGGTACTGTTGGACCGTTACAGCACAGAGATTCAGGCGCACGCGGCTAATACTGGGATGACCGAGACGCAGGTGATCGAGGCACTCGGCCCTAACACCGGGCTTGAATCGCGCAACGAACGCATACCTACGTTCTCACCGGATGAGCTACGGCGCGTGGTGGACTACGACGTGGGCTTCTACGAGGCGGTTTACTCACGCTATGGCGCGGCGCTCAAGGCAGTTGGTCTCACCGGCGCGGTGGGCAACCCACACGAAACTGAGGTCGAGATCATGCTGCCGGCAGCGCGGGCAGCGATGCTCTACGACGGTTTCGTTGGATACCACGCGTACTGGACAGCCAACCGAGACCGTAACTACCTGGTCGAGTACTGGGACATTCACGCTGGACGGTGGTGTCGCTGGGACGACGTGTTCACAGCCAACGGCATCTATCCACGATACGCATTGGGTGAGGGTGGCATCGTTTACGCTCCAGATGGATTGAACTTCAACAGCGGCAAGGGTTGGCGGTCGTGCGGTACGTTCCTCGAGTACCTGCAGCAGATGACCACCTTCCGCAATCTGACAGCAGAGTGGAACGCACATAACCAGAACCGGTGCGCGATGCTGACCATATTCTGCCACGGCAATTGGGGTTGGGACGACTTCGAGATCTGCGAACCAGGCACGGACGGCAACCTGCAGTTGATGCTGGCTCAGTCGTCGGCCTGGGTGTAGTACCTTACTTCGCTGGCTGGTGGTGGCCAGACCGGGCATCTGACCCTTTGCCCGGTGGTGTCTCCCCCGTAGCACGGAGCCGGTGGGCTGCTTCCCCCACCGGCTCCACTTCTACCAGGAATACGTCCGCTCTAGCGTAATCTACTTACGACGTTACCACGGTAGCTTCCATTCGTCAGGACCGAGTAGCAGCGGCATCTGGCACTGACAGTGTGCACGTAGCATCCACACCTCGGCGCGATTGACGGATATCACGCCATCTCTGTAGGTGAACGCGAACCCTAGGCGGTCGTACTGCCCCATGGACTGGCTGAGCATGGAGCAGAAGCAGTTTGTCACCCGGAGCATACCACCCAGCCACACGAACAGGACCACGATGATCATTGCTAGGGCTATGCCTGAGATTATCTTGTTCGTCATGATGTCTTCCTGCAGGGGTGGTTTTGAATCCGAATGGGTCTCCGTTGCAACGGGAGATAGTCTCCTTGCTCTTCGTGGTACCTAGGGCTATGTCGGCCCCTATAGACGCCGTCCCGTGCAAGGAGAATACCTTCCCGTGCGTTTAGTAGTCTCTGAAGGATCGGTCACAGGGTGTGCAGCGTCCAGAGCGTGTCCAGCACGACTTGCAGAGCGTTGTGCCGCACAGGCTGCACTGCTCTGCGGACGACCAGTTGATCTCTCTGCCGCACTCGCTGCAGATGACGGATAGGTGTCTGCGTGATCGTTTGCGTGTAGCCATCAGTCCGCTCCTAGCAGCCGGCGTGCTTCGGCCAGCAACTCTTCGGTGTCGTCGTTGTTTGGTGCCATCTTGCCCGTGTTGATCAAGAACTGTTTGAAGACGCCGACTATAGCGCTGGTAGTGTGTAGCGAGATAGCGGTGACGATGTCGAATCCGTCGTCGGTGGTGGCCACATCGATTATGCTGGATAGTTCGGCGGGTTCCATGTTCTCGGTGACGTAGACGAGGGTGTGATAGAAGGCGGCTGCCGTGCCGTACTCGATAGCTCGTCGCAGTTCGTTGTCCTCATCGAGGATAGAACTCAGGATGTCCACGGCAACGCCTACAGCAAACAGATCTTCGTCTGTATCCTCGTTGCGGCCTACCGGTATGGTGGTGATGTCCAGAATGATCTTCATGTGTCTCTCCCTTGTTGGTGGGCGCCGGGGCTGCCGCGTCTGCCGCAGTCCCGTGCTCCCGTTGGTTGTGTGTGATTAAACCAAACCCGCTAGTCGTTGTAGCACGGTCTCCTCGACCATCTCGACGCAGCGGACAGGGTCTTTGCGCAGCATTGCCGGAGTGAAGGTGAATACCAACCACCCTAGGGACGCGGCGCTGTTTAGCTTCCACGCGTCGTCGTCCTGTATGTGCCGGCCTACTGGCACGACCTTGCCGCTACGCGTGCGGCGTACGATCATCTTGCCGCCGTCCACCTCTACTGCGACCTTGGCTTCGGGTATACACCAGTCGAAGCGCCAGTGCCGGTCGAGGTCTGCGTAGGCGAACTCCAGCTCACCGGTGGTGTCGGTGCAGATCGGTTCTGGCATCACTGACCGCTGTTTCACGTGTCTGTTCCACGCGGTTGACCAGTGCAACGCGTAGTCTTTCGGGTTTGGTGTGGTGCGGATGATGCGTAGGCTGTCCCTATTCACGGTCACGTCCCTGTGCTGCCGAAACCGTTACTGCCACGTGCGGTGCGCGGTAGTGTAGACACGTGGCGCATCTGCGGCGTGACGCTATCGAACAGCACGATCTGCCCGATCCTCTGTCCGGGTAGCAGCATCAGCAGCTTGTTGGTGGTGTTGTACACGAACATGAACAGATCACCGGTGTACCCTTCGTCGCAGACGGTCTTCACGACCATTAGACCCTTGTCGACCATGCTGCTGCGTGGGAACATCGAGAACCACGTACCACGCGGTGTCTTCACGCGTAGTGGCTCACCGTTGAATCCCAATGGCACCTTGGTGATGGCGTGCGGCAGTAGCCTGGTCTGTGACATCACCTCGACGTCATACCCTACATCACCAGAGATCTTGGGGAACTGGATACCACCGTTCTCGTACAGTAGGTCTTGAGACGTGGTGACGAGGTCGGTATCTGCGTCCTGGTACAACATCTCAGCGGTCCTAGCGGCGATGGCGTTCAGCGTCAGATACCGTTCAGTGTCTGCGATGAGGTAGGGCGGGCAGTCCTCGTTCGGTACCCACAACAGCACGGGCTTGCCTTGCCGGCGTGCTTCCCATATCTCGATGGGTGTGCCCCACGACGGCTCGGTCGAGATAACCAGTGCTATCACGATAGAGCTTGCTTCCAGTGCGGCCATGTTCACGGAAACCAGCGTGTCCGGGCTGGACAGCGGGTTGGTGAAAGGCTTGCTAGGATCGTAGAGCAGCGGTAGCTGTGCGGACATGGGAGAGTGCTGACCCAGCAGAGCTGCGAACCGTTCGCGCCACGCTGCCTTGTCGCCTAGGTTGGCGTAGTCCAGAGGACCGGCTAGGTAGATGCTGTTCATTGTCCGACCTCGGCCATGCTGTGGGTGAGTATCGCCATGTTCAAGATGCAGTACCCAGCGATGTCTAGCACTTCGTCGGTCAGTAGGATCTTGTGCTGTGTCCAGTGATCCCACACGCGCAGTAGCTTGGCAGCCACGTTTGAGCTAGTGTACCAGGTACCCATCAGGTTGAGGACGGCACACCCGTACTGCTCGCCTCGCTCTTTGATGCGTGCGCGTACCTCGGCCAAAGCGTGTTGCTTGTCCGCGATACCGGGCACGCGAGGCGCTATAGCCATCGCGTCATCGTACAATGACAGGGTACCGGGCATCCGGTCCATAGCGCCGTCCCTGACCTTGAGAAACATACTCGCGATGACGCGCTCGATGTCGTGTAGCGGAACGATGCCGGCGCTGGGTGTCATCTCGCGGGCGTATCCTTGCACGTGGTCCTGTGTGACGTCGGCAATAGGTACCACTCCCAGCCGGCTGTAGTCAGTGCTCATGTGTCCTCCTTGGCTGTGCGCCATGCTTTGTTGTAGTGCATCCCGGTGGCTTGCAACGCCACCATCTTTCCGAATGGGTCATTGGGGAAGGCTGCTAGCTCAGCGTCGATTGCCGGCTCGACCCACTGCATCTTGGCGATCACGTTGCAGAGCGTGCTAACCTGGTGTGCCACCGTGTGGAACAGATCCGGCATCCAGACCCTTTCTACTGACGAGTTGCTGATGTCGCGTAGCTCCCACGTGTCCTGGTTGCAGCCGGCCATCAGAGCGTACCCTCGCGCTACGCGTGCCATGCCGCACACCTTCTCTAGGCGTACTGGGTTGCTCTTGTTCGGCATCGCTGATGATGAGGCTGTACCGCCTATCCGCAGCATACCGCGTAGGTGGTAGAACCTCAGGTGCAGGGCAGCCTGTGACAGTGCGTTGGACATCCTGCTGAGTGCCTGTGCTAGCTTCGTGTAGTAAGAGCGGTCCAGAGCCTGCGATCTCGGCGCTACGTTCTTTACGCCGTAGCGGGTGGACATGATGACGTTGAAAGATGAGCGTGCTTGCAGCAGCGTGGACGTGGCTCCTGGTGGTAAGCTTGACCATTCGCCAGTAGGACCACCGATGGCTATGGGCAGCTGCGATACGCTCACCTCTGAGAACGCTCTACCTATGGGTATCTCTAGACGCCGGTAGAAGTGGGCGCTCGAGATGCTGCGTGCCGGCTGCCCGTGTGAGTAGGATGGTAGCAGCGGCGGCGCGCTGGCTGCACTCTTGTACAGGTAGTGTATCAGCCGGCTGTAGATATCATCCAACACGCGCACGCTACCGCGCACTGCTAGGGCTGTGCCGGTGTCTACGACATCAGAGCTTGTTAGTCCTAGGTGTAGGTATCTGCGTAGCGGCGACGGCAGCTCACGCTCTAGCCACATCAGGAATGCTCGCACATCGTGGTGTGTCACGGTCTCGAAGTGCTCGATCTCGTACGTATTGACGCGGATGTCGTGAATAACCACCTCTCCTGGTACCATCGGTGGATCGATGTCCAGTAAGCAGCGTATCCAAGTCCTCTCGATGTCCAGCCATCGCTGGTACTGGCTCGTGGTGCTCCAGATACCAGCGATGTCTGCGTTGTTGTAGCGCTCGATCATCGCTACCTCAGTCTAGGATGCGCGATCACGTCATCCATGCCAGGACCGGTACCGAGTGCCAGCAGGTGTGACATGCCGATCTCGGTGTCAACCCACTGCGCAGCGGTCTTGCTGATGCTATGCAGCTCTGTGGTGTTGCCGCACACGCCGTGGATGTTCCAGTCGAGGTAGTCACCGAAGTTAACCCACGCGTGCGTGGCGTTGTTCAGCCACTGCGAGACGATGTAGCGCTGCCGGCTCCACGTGAAGATGCGGCGTACCTTCTTGGTGACGGTGGTTCGCTCCTCTAGTCTCTCGGGGCTGCCGGCCAGCTTGGTCATCTCGTCCCACGTCAACTCGTCGCTGTCCCGTGGGATAGGTCCGCTCCATCCAACCTGCTTGCCTTCCTCAACCACGTTGCCCACGCGGATAGGGTAGGTGCGGAACACCGAGACCACGCTGTCCACGCGGGTTGCAGGGAATCCACAGTCGTTAGCCACGGCTGCGGCGGTGATGCTGCGGCTGGTGCAGTACGGGTACTGGATCCCGTGTAGTAGGTCGATGTCGATACCTTGACAACCTTCGATCTGGATCTTGTCACCGGAATCGTAGCGCACCTGCAACACCTCGGCGGCGCTGCCTACTGTGAGACCTTCGATGAAGGTGGGTGCGTGGTTGCTAGCGGTGTCTGCGCGACCCTGCCGCAGTAGCCTGTCGGCCTGTGCGCGTCCCACGCCTTGGCACGTGGACGAGATCTTCTTCATCGTCTCGGCTTCCCACGCTACCTGCTCCGGTGAGATGAGTACCACGTTCTCGTCTAGCAGCACCTTGCAGTCCGGGTTCACGCGGTGCAACGCTTCCATCTCCTCGATCAGGCGCCACGTGCGGATGGCAGCACCCGGTCCGATGACGACCAGCTTTGCGCCGAAGAACGCGCCAATCGGGATGGTGTGCACGACGATCTTGTTGCCGTCCCGGTCATACGCTGTGTGGCCAGCGTTGGCGGTGAACGCGCACGCTACCACCTCGGGCTTGAGAGCGGCTGCCAGATACCCGGCTGCCTTGCCTTTGCCTTCGCTGCCGGCCTGACCGCCAACGATACTCCATACCTGCTGTAACATCGCTTCCTCCTGTGGGTTGTGACGTGACCCTATTAAACACCAGTTTGCTGCTCCGTGCTAGTGTCAGGTGTCACTAGCTACACATGACTATTAACTGTTCTTCCGTGCCGGCGCTGTCAGTAGGACGTAGAAAACGACAGCGAACACGGCAGTTACTCCGATGACGAACGGGTACCAGGACATAGCGGTGGCTAGCCTGGTGTCTGCCATCGAAGCGGCTGTGCCGGCGTCGATGCTGCGGGCGATGGCTTCATCGATAGCCAGCTCACCGTTCGCCAGGATGGTCTCGGCGCGGTTGCTGACTATCTCCTCGATCAGCAGATTGCCGAAGTAGGCAGCGGCGCCGATGGTCAACCCAATCATCGCCAACATGAACAGCACGGATCCGACCTTCGCTTGCAACGAGTCCTTCATGGTGTCTCCTTCCGTTAGAATTTGGCCATACCAACAGCGCGTAGGACGTGGTAATCCGTGCGGTCGGCGGCGTCGAACCGGAAATAGCCTAGGTGCCTAAAGCACTGCACGAACTGTGCAGGGTGCGACCCGTAGTACATCACTGCTCTGCCCATCTTGCACTTCCCGTAGCGGTTGTCTACGAGGTTCAGGTGCTCGGGCAGACCCCACAGGAAACAGACGGCATCGGCCTGCTGCAGTAGTTTGTCGAACCACTTATAGCCAACGGCGGTCTTGACGTACAGGCACGCTTCTATTACCTTGCCTGCGATGTACTCCTCGAGTAGCTTCTTGCCCCACATGCCGGCACGGCTGACACCCGGTTTGTACTTACCGTATGGTGGATTCAACCAGACCCTGCCACGCCAGGGCATCTGCAGACCGTCCGTGCCGTTGTCCTGTCCGAAGAATACCTCGGCGCGCACGAACTGGTTAGCCTTCTCGCTGCTGGCTGGATCGAGATCGAACTTGCCCATGACGTTGCGGGCGGCTGCTAGCACCTCGGGTGGCGACAGCCAATCCACGCTGGATGTGTTCCTCCAGGTAGCGTCTTGCTCTGTGGCGCTGGGGTGGTCCAGATACGGCTCTTTCTCTTCGGTCATTCGTCCTCCTCGGGGTACCAGTTCTCGAACCCAACGTCCATGGTGATAGGCGGCTCAGTGCGGTTCATGATGTGCAGCGGTGCGGCGGCTACCATCTCCTTACGCATCATCGCTTTCACGTCCTCGACGGCGTCGGTCTGTACCTCGACTTCGATGCTGTCGTGGATCTGTAGCACGATGTTGCCAACACCCATCTCTGCGAACCGGGCGTCCACACTCAGCATAGCGTCCTTGACCAGCTCAGCTACGTCACCCTGCATGACCTGGTTGAAGGCTTTGTAGCTGCCGTCGTTAGGTGACTTGTAGTGCCGGCGGCCATTCCACATCGTGATGTACCCTCGCTGCTCCCATACGTCACCGGCGCGATTCTGTGCTGCTACCAGTTCAGGGAAGGCACGACGGTACGTGTTGATGACGATCTTGGCTTCGCTCTCAGGTATGCCAGTGTTCTCGGCCAGCGCACGGTACCCGCCACCGTAGGTGGTGCAGTAGTTGCAACGTTTGCCTAGCTGCCGTAGCTCGTAGTTGATCTCCGAGTCCGGCCACATCAGACTAGCAGCAAACGAGTGAATATCCTCTCCGTTCTTGAATGCGTTGGCCATAGCGGTAGACTTAGCATACGCGGCGCACGTCCGAAGCTCGGCTTGCTCGTAGTCTGCAGCCAACAGCGAGAATCCAGGTGCTGCCTTGAATATACCCATCAGGCTACCGAACGCGGCGCCACGGTCCGCTAGTGGGACAGCCTGCAAATTCGGCTCGTTGCAGGACAGCCGGCCAGAGACCGTGCCGGCAGCGCGGAATCGCGGATGCAGCCGGCCATCGCTGGCTACCTTGCTGCGGAAACCGTCCAGCCACGTACCAACGGCCTTGCCTAAACTGCGATAGCGCAATACTGCCTCGGCCACCGGTCCTTTTCCGGCTAGGGCAGCACTGTCGATCTTGTAGTTGCCGTTGTCGGTCTGCGGTAGTCCTGCCACGATGTGCATAGGTAGACCCTTGAGAACGCTATCGCGGCTGTCCGGGTTGTGAATGCCGTTCTGCTTCAGGAACGCTCGCAGCTCTTGCATGTCTGCGGTCATTCGTACGGACCGCTCGTGGATCTCTTCGAGGTCCAGCAGGATACCGTGTCGCTGGATCCGGGTGAGTAACCACAAAAACCGGCTCTCGCGTTCCAGCATCGTGTCTAGGACTTCGTCGTCGTAGAGCAGTCTACCCTCGCGCATCAGATCCTCGACCAGCATCAAGGTGAACTCGGCGTCGGCGCGGGCGTACGGGCTGACCTTCTCCGCTGGTAGCGTCCCTAGCTTGGACCTCATCTTCTTCATGCTGCTCATCCACGGCGGCATGCCGCCTAGGCGCCGGCTAACTAGCTTCTCCATGCTGACGCCTTGGAACTTCTCGAAGGACATCAGCCAACGCGCCAGGATCTGTGCGTCGTAGAGGTACGGGTATTCGATAGGCAGCTCCAGGTGACCCCAGCGTGACAGCTTCTCTATGTCGAAGACGGCGTTTAGCAGAGCCACCGGTCGGTCCGGTTCAAAGACCGCTCTCATCACGTCCGCGACGATGTCGTCGTCGATGCGTGCTGAAAACAGGCTCAGCGGGTGACTAAGGTTCAGGTAGGCACTGTGCATAGCACCGGGCACGCGCCACGCTACGCTAATACCAAGGATCCTGCTGTCGTAGTCCAGCCCGGTGGTCTCCGTGTCGATAGCCACCATATCTGATGCAGCTATCGCGGCGATGTCCTCTGCTGTCAGAGGCTCTTCTACGTCACCGGGTTCGAAGCTTAAGGCGTAGTAGCTCATGGTCGTCCCTCCTTGCTTGTGCACTATTAAACCACACCCTGTCCGTAGGCGTCAAGTGGCGGTCGTCCTAGTCGTACATGACACCTATCATTAGTCCCCTGCCCCACTTCCCCAAAATGCGGATACGTCCGTGTTACCGGGGTAAGCACGTTACATGTATCCTCCATACGTCTTGGGGTAGGGGTAGTCCTTACGCGTGCGAGATCCATCTAGTAGAGGTCCTCTATTTCCACATATTCGCTTAGGCTCAGCCGGCGATGGTTGATGGCCAGCACCCACGTGGCGCGGGGAATTCCTCCGCGCTGTTTGTTCATGCGGCAGACAAGCATCTTGGGCGTGACCTCATAGCGCGTGCCGTGGATGTCTAGCTCTCCCTGTCCCATCGCGATGTAGGGCATCCACAGTCCTAGTACCGTATCGCTGACCTGCTCTCCCACACTCGACCATTGGCAGTCTCCCAGCATCGGCGTCTTGAACTTGTAGTCGTCCACCTCGCGCTTGGCCTGTGCGGCTACGATGCTGGGTGCTTCGTACCTGAGCGCCATCTCTTTCGTGGTATGTGCTGCAGAGTCAACCTGCTGCCGTTTGTCGAAGTCTCCAGGTATGGTCATTTCCTGCAGGTAGTCGTAGGTGAATGCTGCCGGCTCGACGCCATACTCGTTGTATATCCAGTCAACAGCCGATGTGATAGCGTCTGGTGTTAGCTTGGGTAGCTTGTGGCTCTTGCCATCCAGCGAGGTGATGACGTAGTCCTGTAGCTCGTAGCTGTACCCTACTATCCAGAGCGGCAGACGCAGCAGGCGCATACCCATCTCGGTGATGGCGTTAGGGTTGGCTTCTCCACGCTCGATCTCTCCCAGCATGGCACCGGGTGTGGCAGCGATGGTAGCTGCTAGCTCCTCGACGTACTGCTCCCACGTGAACGCGATGACTGCCTTGTTGGGTTGCTGTCGCTCTATTAGCTGCTTGCAGATCTGCGTGGTGATGTAGCACAGCAGCGTGGTCTTGCCATTGCCAGGACGCGCTATGACGATGGTCTGTCTGCCTGGTCGGAAGGGTAGCATATCCTGATCCACGATGTCCACGCCGAAGTCAAATCCTAGACCGTAGTCACCGGTCCAGCGGTTTGCCCATTCGGTAGTGGCGCGGCTGATGTCCTCAGGTGAGTGGACGATGCCGCGAGACCCGTCTGTCAGTCCGTCCATGGCATCTTTACGACGTTGGGTTCGCTGTCGTCGCTGGCTGTCTCTTTGCGCGACCTAACGCACGCTTGCAGGTAGCGCAACACGCCGGCCATGCTGGTCCTGCCGGCTTGCAGTGACATGAGCAGTAGCTCGTTGTATTCGTCACCTAGCTCCTCGGCGGCGGTTTGGTAGGCTTCTGCCTGTTGGATGGTTGCGAACCGGCGAGGCGCTCGTCGTCCTAGCGCGGCGTAGGTGCGGTGCAGCTCCTGAAACAGTCGCTTCTGCTGCGGCGTGTGTGGATCCAGTGCACCCGGTCCGTGCTGGCGCGTCTTGACGCGTGGCAGCATGCTGAGTTGCTTGTTCATGGTGTGATCCTCCTAGCGTACTTCAGCAGCAGTGCCACATCGGCGGCGCTGCCGTGTCCCTGCACGATGAGGTCGTCAGGCTTCACGATGGTCTTGACTAGGTAGCCTCTGCCGTGCAACATGCGGGCTATGTCTAGCGCGGTGTCGGTAGCATCCGGGTCAAGCATCACGTAAGCTGGATCCCAGTGCCGTATCGGTGCCAGGGTCCTCTCGTCGTAGTTGCTTTTGCCGCAGATGGCTACCGTAGCATAGCCAAGTTGCCCTAGCACGATGGCTTTCTTGGCGCCTTCCAGGATGATACCGGTACTGGCGCCGAATGCCTCGTCGTGGTTGAACAGCAGCTTGCGCGGTAGGTGCTTGGCGTGTGGGCGGTAGCGGTCTCCAGATGCGGTGGTCTCCAGTCGGTGACGAATGTTAACCAGCTTCCCTTCGCGCCACATCGGTATTGTGTACGAGGACCGTCCTTCGCTGTCGGTGGGGCAGTGAGCGCACCATCCTAGTTGGAATCTGTGGATGCTATCCATGGTGATGCCCTCACCGGTCCAGTAGGCTATGTGTTCGGGTCTGGCTAGCAGTGCACTGTAGTACTGCAGATGGTCCTTGCTCTCGGCCATCTTGGCTTCGGCTTTGACGCGTGCGGCTGCTTCGGCGGCGCGCTGCTCTTCTGATGCTGCCTGGTATGCGGCGCGGTCCTCGTCTGTCATCTCTAGAATACCGTCCAGGAAACCACGGTACCCGCATTGCCTGCACCAGTAGCGCGGTTTGCCATCCGTGAAGACGACGAACCGGTCCTCACCTCCGCACTTGGGGCACGGTCCTGCATACTCGCTCTCGGTCTTCTGGTTGAGGACGGTGTGCAGGGCCTCGGCTGCTGCTGCAGCTAGGGCTGCACTACCCATCAAGATCCTGGTTGCCATCAGCCACCTCGGGCAGTAGCAGACTTTCGTGGATGGTATCGTCAGTCTCGTCGGTGAGGATGTGCTGCAGCGGGTTAGCTATCTCGCTGAAGTGCTGCAGCAGTCCTGTGATCACCAGGCATCTGACGAGGTGTTTGAAGTTGGTGCCAGCTTCATCCGCTGCCCGGCCTAGGATACCGAGTTCAGCCGGCGTAAACGGTACGGTGATGCGGCGTACTACGCTGGCATCGCGCTTGTCTCCTGATATCTCGTCCACGCGTACGATACGTCTGGTCATGAGTAGACCCTCCCGTGTTGCAGTTTAATCCATAGATGACCGGATTCGCATACGCTGTCTGCTTCGCTCAGGACCACGGTGCGTTCCATCCGGTTGAACCTGCGCACGGCGGCGGTCACCGCTGATCTGTTGCCGTCACTGCAGATGACCCTTGCCGGCAGTCTGTCGTGGTCCTTGGTGACTTGTGCCAGGATGCTCTGCACGATATCCTCGGTTAGTTCGTGGTAGAGGTGGGTTGCTATGATCCACCGTTCGTCGGTGAAGGATCCTTGCGACCCGAAGCTGACTTGCAGCGGCTGCAGACTGTGCCGGTAGGCGTCTGCGTACGCTTCGCACTTGGCGCATCGCTTCGCGTTCGGTCGTGCTATCTGGCTTTCGATTACGTGCCGGCTACGGCGTGCACCGCACAGACTGAATGCCTGTCCTCTGCGGGCTGCCCATAGGTGTGCTAGGCTGCCGTAATGTGTTTGTCGCCAGAACTTCGTCTCGTCGAAGACGGCGGCATGCAAGGTGTCGTGCAGTTTAACCGGTGTCATCGTCTTCGTCCTCTCTGTCGTACACGTACTCGGCCAGCTCAGCATCGCGGCGGTCCTTGAGGTCGATAGCTATCACCGATACCAGCACCCACGCGATAAGCATGGCCTGTGCAAGCCACCCGTGGTTCTGTCCGATAATGATGCCTTGGAAGACTGCCGCGATGACGGCTACTCCGACTAGCTTTGCCGTTCGTGTGTGTTTACGCATCGCTGCTCCTCCTCAGAATGGGATGGCGTCGTCGTTATCGGCCACAGAGGTTGGTGCCGCATAGCGACTGGTACCCTGCCGCTGGTTGCCGGCGTCGCGCTGTCCACCGCTGTCACCCAGCAGGACGATCTTCTGCGCGGTCAGTTCATAGCTAGCGCGTGCTTGCCCGTCCTGCCCGGTCCAGATGCGCGGGTTGCCGTTTTCGTCGGTTGCCGGCACGCCTTCGATGAAGACGCGGCTTCCCTTGTGCGTGTATTCGGCCAGCACTTCAGCGTTGCGGCTCCACGCGGCCACCCGGTACCAGGTGGTATGCTCGCGGCGGTTGCCGCTGTTGCGGTCGTTCCAGCGTCGTGTCACTGCTATGCTAACGTTGGTGACGGGTGTGCCGTCTGCAGTGTAGCGCATCTCGGGGTCTCCGCCAAGGTTGCCGATAATCTGCCATCTCTCGTGCATCGCTCTCTCCTGTAGGGTAGTTCTGAATCCGAATGGGTCTCCGTTGCTCTCCGTGGTATCTCCCTTGCTCTCCGTCGCATCGAGGGTGTGTTAGGGCCTGTTGGTGCCGTCCTGTGCAAGGAGAGTACCTTCTAGTGCGTCAGATCTGCTTGAAGACGCGTATCACGTTGTAGTACTTGCCAGGCTTCTCCCACTCTACGTGCAGCGGGCCACAGATCTCGGGTCCGTAGTGGGCGCCAGGCTTGAAGTGATTAGCGTTCCAGCCAAGATCGGTGTCGAACAGCGACGCTGCCATCTCGGCGCCACGTCCCTCCTGGAACGGCCACTTGAACCCACCCACCTTGAACTTGACCTTACCATCGGAATCGACGCCGATCTCGTGCAGTTGAGCTACACCTCGCTTGATGTCGGTGGGTCCTTGGATCGGTGGGTTGCCGTTGCCGGCTGGTGGTGGGCTGCCTGTAGGCTGGCTGCCGGCTGCGGGTGGTGGGCTGCCGGCTGGTGGCGGCGGGTTGTCCTCGGGCATAGGTGGCGGCTCTGCGCTGTACGTGGGTTGTGCCCGCGTGCCGTCGCGCATGGCCAACTCGTGGAAACCTTCCTGCCGCAGATCCGTGATAGCGCGAATGGCTGTGTAGTACCCGTCCTTGATGTCGATGACGCTGTTACCGGTGACCTCGATATTGAACCCTAGCACGTTGCTGCTGACTGTGGCGCGGGTCTTGATGCTCTCGGGCACGTCGGCTTGCAGCCTGATTGCCGCGTTGTGGATGAGGATAAGCACGGCATCCTCGATAGATCCGTCGTACTCGCTTAGGCGATCGACGTCGAGGTCGCTCTTGATGGTCTCGGCCTTGACGCCTAGTGCCTTCAGCACTCGCTGGATGGTCTGCTTGTCTGTGAGGTTCATCTCGTCTGTCTCCTGCTTCACATATCATACCTGAGGTCGAAGCGGTTGCTGTCGAATCCATCTCGTTGCAGGCGCATCGCTAGCTTCTTGATAGCCTTCTTGGTGCGCACCGGGCGTGGCTCGCTTCCCTTCCACGCTCGTGCACCTCGCGGCTCGAACCGGCGCACGATCCACCCGTTCTTCTCACACCAGTCCAGCATACCTTCGAACTTCGCTATGGGATGCTGCTTGGTGTCGACGACGATGTCGCGATTACCTCGCAACACGCCCTCGTAGACCTTGTTCACGACCACCATCTCTTCGGTGGTCACGAAGTCGATCCGTGTGATAGTGATCTTTGACGCCATGTAGGTCTCCTTTGCTGTTGGTGTTGGCTGTCTTTCCAGTAAACCACATCTTGCGTATGAATGCTAGTGACGGGTGTCACCCTGTGCGGATGACACCCGTCATGCGTGCTAGCGCTGGTCCAGAACCTTGTCCCAGCAGGTGACCACCCACTCGGCTACTGCCGGCTCGATGCTGTAGCTGGCTACCATGCGGGTGGCCAGTTGCTTCACGAAGAGCATCTTGGGGAACGTCGAGGTCTTGCGGTACCGCTCGAGGTCTGCAGGGATGCGCTCCAGCACTGACAACTCCAGCAGGTTGTTGGCGCGCTGGGTGTCCGGCGAGAGGTCGTTCATCCAGTTCCTCAGCCGGCGGTGGTGGGCTTCGATGCCGGGTGCTTTGGTGACTGCGGTGATCAGGGCTGCCAGGATCTCGTCGGCGTTGTCCGGTACGCTGGCGGCTGCCTTCTCTGCCTTGTGGATGCCGGCTGCGATATCGGCGGCTTCTTTCTCGACGGCGCTGCCGATGCTACCGAGTGCGGCCAGGATAGTGCGTGCGTCGTCCTTCGAGTACTTGCGGTCCGGGCATGCGTCGATGAAGCGTTCGAGGTCGATCAGCAGGGTCTTGATGCGATCCTGGTCGGCCATATCGCCACCTAGGATACTCCAGAGCTTGCGTAGCTTCTTGGCCTTCTCGACCAGGGTCCAGTTCAGGTACCCGTTGCGCTGGTAGCTGTCGGTAATGTTCTGCACCTCGTCGGCCACCGTGGCGAGTGCCTTCTCTAGCGACTCCTGCACCGGATCCTTAACTGCGGACACCAGAGCCTGTGCGCGGGTTATCTGTGCCTGACGGATGGCTTGCCGGCGTGTCTGCTTGGTGAACGCGAGATCCTCGGCGCGCATCCTGCTGATGGCGGCTTCGCTCTGTGCCTGGTCGGCGCGGGCTACCTGCTCGCGGGCTTCGGCGCGTTGGACGTTGCTGAACGGCTCGAAGGTGGTATAACCGGCGTGAATCTCGTTGCGGATCTTGTCTTCGGTGGGGAATCGGGCGATGGCTGCGTCCACGCAGTACTGGATGAATTCGGGCTGTTCGGTGGCATCGAAGATGCGTCCTTCGACTGCGAACGCGGCGCCACCGATGCGTGATCGGATGGCTGCCCATGCGCCGGCTGCCTGTTCGCGCCAGTAGTCGCGGGCTTCCTCGCGGTACTCGTCCAGGTGGGTGATGATGTGCATGACGATGTCGTCGCGCTTGAGCATCAGTCGATCCCACGCGTCCTGAAAGTCGGGCAGTGATGCGTTGGCCACCCAGTGCCAGTGACCACCCATCAGAGCATCCACGGCGCTGGTGTCCACGCTGTACTCGCGGACGAGTCCACGCATCTTGCCAGACCACACGTGCAGCATGGAGTGGGCTTCGGGGCTGAGGATGTGATGGGCCTGTTTCACGCGGCGGTTGTCCACGTCACTGGGGTCTACCCCCAACTGTGCCCACCCGATGCGCTCTTTGAACATCGTGGTACCGAATACCGATACCCTGATCAGGACGCCTTCTTCGAGGAATTGGTCGATGCTGACTGCTTGTGTGGTCATCTGATCTGTCTCCTGTCGTCTGGTCTGTGGTCGTCTGATTACGCGGTCCGGGAGAATCCTTCAACGTACGAGTATGCCTGCAGCATCCCGATGGCGAGTTCTGCGGACAGCTTGCCGGTGACTGCCATCACGCTGTCGTCCGTGATCTTGCACTCGCTCAGGATCTCGACGGCGCGTTCGTGGTGGTCCTCAGTCACGATGTCGAGGTCGGCCATCACTGCGGCGATGCCGTCATCCAGCAGGGTGTGCAGGATCTCGAACGCTACGCTCTCGCGGACACGCTCACCGGTGAATGCCTCGCGGGGGTCGAACTCGTGGTTGGTCTTGAGACCCTTCAGCAGCCGGCGGTGAATGCGGCGGGCCACCTTGGCTTCGGGCATGTCCTTGCACGTGGCGATCACGTACCCGAACCGGAACAGCTTCACGTGGTACTTGGAGAATCTCTGCATCTCGACAGTCTGGTATCCGTAGCTCATCTCGTCTCCTCGTTGGTCGTCTGGTCTGTGTGTGTCTGCTATATCCCAATTAAACCACATCGGGCGGTGGGGCGGTAGTGACAGATGTCATGCCTTGGACATGACATCTGTCATGCGGTGCTTCACTCGACGCTGGCTGTCCAGTAAGCTTCGACCATCTGGCTGAGCTTGTCGCTGCCGGCCACGTGTAGGTCGGCCAAATCCTGCACCTCGACCACTGCGGCGTCGTAGTCGTCATCAAGCTCGGCGCCGATGTTGTAGATGTCCTCGACCGTGACTGCATCGTCGATCAGAGCTTGCTGCAGGATCTTCACTACCATCGCCTTGAGCGTGCGGTCGTTGGGGCGGTTGTTCGCGATCATGGGCGGGTTGTAGGGCTTGCTCACCTTGCCGATCCGCTGCGGGAAGTTGTAGCGCGGGCTGAACAGGACCGCGTGTACCGCGTATGTCTGGCGGTGGTAGGCTGTCATCTGCTGCGCCTTGGTGCTGGCTGATCCCCAGTCGCTGTAGATGAAGTGGGCGATGCCGTCTGTGTGACCCTTCGCATCCTCGATCACTACGTGGTACTCGACCTTGCTCTCGTTCTGCTCTGTCATCTCGTCTGTCTCCTGTCTGCTGGCTGGTGTCCTCTGATCTACCCCTATTAAACCACACCTTGGCCTCTTTGTCAAGTATTTCCGGGCAAGACATGACACCTGTCATGTTGTCGGCATACATGACCTCGGTACTGTAGGACAGGCGTTCTACCACCTCTTAGCAATGTTAGGTTGTCCGGACAGTGCCACCAGAATGAGTATGATCAGGAACGACATCAGTATCCAGAACAGCAGGTCTTCGTTGCCGGCGAATTTGGTTACCAGGACGCTAGTCATATCTGGCGTGGGCGTAGGTAGGCAATCCATGGTTACTCCTCCTGTATGTCGATGGCTGCTTGGCGAATGAGGTCTCGGTTGCTCTCTTCGTGCTCCTTGGCATCGACCCACCTGTCGCCTTCGACGTAGCTGGATATCTCCTGCTCGATTAGTGTCCGCAGCGTTGCCGGGTCGAGGGCGTCCAGCTCCCAGCTCTGATGTCCGTAATGTCTGACGTAGGTAGCATAGCGGCTATCAGATACCTTGGCTGGGTTGGGTGGCGGGTTGTACTGTCGAACCTGGTCCATGTTGAGGGCGATGCGCTTCACATCAGCTTTGACGCCGAACATCCACAGCCGCTCTTCGATGTCGCGTGTCATGTCGATGCCGCTAGGATCGTGGTCACCCATGTGCAGGATGATAGGCATCTGCCCAGCTTTCTGATGCCGCAGCAGACGCTGCGCTGATACCCACATCTCGCTGTCGCTCGCGTATCCTCGACAAGGGAAGTAGGGGGCGTCGTAGTCGTGGCACGGCTGCGCAATGACGCCGGCTAGCGCGTCCTTCTCTATCCATACCTCGACACGGTAGGGCTGCTGTGTCCACCAGTCCTCGTGGTAGCTGTCCACGGCGGCGACCAGGATCTGTGCCGGGTTGTCCCATCGCGTGCGCGAGTACGTAGCACGTGTGCGGTCTACGATGGCGTTCCAGTCAACCAGACCGGCACGGCGTGCCTTGACCAGTACGGCGCTCAGGCGCTTATACTCCTTCTGCTTGTTGTCCAGCAGACCACGCGCCACTAGCTGGTAGTAGAGTTGCCGTAGGGTCAGGGTGAGGTCTTGCTGGTGGTACTCTGTGATAATGCTGTTAGCCTGTGCGATGGTAGCTAGGGTGCTCTGCTTGAACTTGTGTGTCTCGTACTGGATGCGTGCCATCACTCTTCCAGTAGCGGCGCCACGATAGCGGATACCAGCTTGTTGAAACTCGCGAATCTCTTGGCGATCAGCGCCGTCATCCGATCAAGCTGCTCCGGGGTGAGGGCTTCCAGAAACGCGGTGCGATCCTCGGAGTTCACGGCGGCTGCTAGGAACTGCTCATCACTCATGTTGTCGTAGTCTGTATTCATCTCTACCACCTCGATCTGTAGAATCGTACGGTTACCCACACGCGACGTCCGTGGGTATATGACCAGCGGCGATGCTGCACCACACGTACTGGGATGCCCCACACGCAGTGGTCGTTTATGCATAGGGTGCGGAAGATTGGCCACCTCCAGACGATACGCCCGTTGGGTTCGGTCATCGTGGCTCTTGTCCTCTCAGGATGCTGCATATCAGTAGCAGTACCTGCGCCACCGCCATGCAGACTATCGCGTAGAAAGCCTGCCTCTCTACGATGGTCGGCGCCGGCAGACAATCACCGCTGCTGCAGTCGGCATCTGGTAGCGTAAGCAGCAGAACGGCGCCGGTAGCGATGGACGATATAGCCAGTAGGCTCAGCAACAGTCTGGTTATGCTCATGGGTGTCCTCCTCTAGGATCCGAATGTGTCTCCGTTGCTCTCCGTGGTATCTCCCTTGCTCTCCGTCGCATCGAGGGTGTGTTCGTGGGTATGCGTGCGCTTCCGTGCAAGGGAGATGCCTTCCGTGGCGTCTCGTGGCTACTACCAGGGATCCGCTGCGTCGATAGGGCTGCCGGCTGCGGTGGGGATAGGCACGCTGGCCATAGCTACGCCGGCTGTGGTGGTCGGACCATCCTTGTCATCACCGCTGACAGCCGGCGCGCTGGCTGATTGCAGCACGGCGGTGCTCACCCAGCGGATGTAGCGCACCAGGGTCTCTGGGTTGTTGGCTTGCAGCACGTTGATCTCGGGGTTGTCGATGAACGCTTCCAGCGGTGCGTGGTCGGCGTCGTCACCGATGGCGATAGCCAGGCGCACGGCTTTGACTGCCCACGGCTCGCACAGCAACCGCTCGAGACTGCCTTTCCACTCGTCGCTGGGTTGGCCATCGCTGAGCAGGACCAGCACCGGCGGCAGTGCGCGACTACCCATCCTCTCTACATCGAGTGCGCCGGCCAGCAGATCGAAGGCGTCACCCATAGCGGTCAAACCACCGTACGTGAGGTCCTCCCACTTGAATTCGTCCAGCGGCGTCGGCTGGGACACGTGCCAACGGGCGATATCTGCAAACGCGATGGCGCGTACCAGGACAGCGGCGTTGGGGTTCTCGTCTGCGACCTTCTCCATGTGGGGTAGGGCTTCGCGGATGGCGGTGTTCAAGCTGGACATCTTCGAACCCATCATCGACCCTGAGCAGTCTGCGATCCAGATGAAGTGCAGCGGGCGGTTGGCGACTTCTCCTCCAGGACGGCGGCGAATCTCGGTTGCGATAGTCATCGTGGTATGTCTCCCTGTGTGATAGGTACTACTGCTGGTGGTGGGTTAGTGCGCACGTGGCGCATTCCTTAGAGCGGTGGTGCTTCGGGCCACCGCACGTGGGGCAGATCTTGCGGCACTTAAGGCACGTGCCGGTAGGGCTTCCGGTTGGTTTGCCGCAGACGCTGCACGGCTTCTTGGCTACCATCGTAGGTAGACGCTCGGTGCCGGCTGCGGTCAGGCGGGTGCCGAACTCGTCCTCGTGCTTGCAGGTGACGCAGACCTCGCTGTGGCGACCCTTACGGCCACCGCACCTCGGGCACGTGTGCTGACAAGCTCGGCAGATCCCCAGTGCGCTGATGGTGGGCATTCCGCACACCTTGCACGGCGCACGCTTGACCACGCGAGTGTGGTCTGTCATAGGCTCTTCCAGAATCCGCGCATGATGCGGGTGGTGATGATCAGCGTGATCAGGAAACCGAAGGCGCCTTGAATGATGGCGGCGTCGGGCTTCACTCCCTGAGCGATGGCGTTGGTGGTGTGCCAGGCTGCGATGCCCAGCAGCGTGCACACGGTGAAGACGATGAAGAACAGTGTTCGGCGCTTCTGACGAATGGTTCTGGCGTATGTCTCACCCACGGGTCTGTCTCCTTGTGACTGGTTGAATGGTGGCGGTCGTGTGATTAAACTAGATCAGGCGTTCTCGGCTAGCCAGGTCTCCACCTCCTCGAACAGGTAGTCGGACTCGCTGCAGATGGTCCGAAGGGATGCCAGGTAGTCCATGATATCCTGCAGTCCGCTGGTGCTGATGTGGCCACACTCGAAGGCTTCGTCCACACCCATCTCGATGAGGCTGTCAAGCTGCTCTTGCACGGCGAATCCCATCTTGGCATAGAAGCGGCTCATCTCGATGGCTGTCTCCAGGCTGATGTCCGGGCGTGCCGGCGTTGAGGCTGCCTGCAGGGTGTTGATGGTGGCGTCGGTGTCTGTCATCTCGTCTGTCTCCTTGTGTGTGTCTAGGGGCGTTGCGCGTCTGCCAGTCGGAATCTCAGATTCATCAGTCGGGTGCCGGCTTTCCACTCTGCATCGAACAGCCGGTCGATGTAGTCCTCCAGCAGGCTGGTGTCTTCATCGTCCGCGACGCGTGCTTGCAGCAGTACCTCGGCCTCGGATAGCTTGGTCTTAATCTCGGCCATTTCGCGCAGCACCTTGTCGATCTCGCGCTCGATCCACTCTGTGTTCGCCATCTCTAGTAGTCCTTCCCGGTGCGGATGGCGGTGGCGACCTCGCGTGCGACGCGCTGCGCGCTGTGCTGGGCCACGCTCTGATACTTGAAGATGGGCAGCATCTCGCGGATGCCGTTGGGCATGTCAACCTGCCACCCGAAGTACTCGCCGTCTGTCGTGACCCTGTAGTCGATTCCGCTGCTCTTGCCGATCCTCACTAGCTTGATTGTCATCTCGTCTCTCCCTGTCTGCTGGCTGGTGTCCTCTGATCTACCCCTATTAAACCACACCTTGGCCTCTTTGTCAAGTATTTCCGGCCAAGACATGACACCTGTCATATAGTACCGTGGTCATGTAGGACGGGTGTTCTATGCTTCACGCTCGTGGTGGGCGATCAGTGCGCGTGGCGTGTCGTTCATCGTGCAGCCGGTGGTGATGATGTGATTGAGCACCTTGATCTGCTGGTAGGCGCTGAGACCCAGCAGCCACATCTCGACTGCTGCCGGCAGCCTGCCGGTGCTGATTGCCCACTCGATACCGCGAGACGCCATGCAGATCTGCACCTCGACGTTGAGCATCTGCTCGGTGCGTCGCCACGCTGGGTATGCCAGCTTGGTGTTGGTGCCGATGTGCAGCCTCTTGGCTAGCTCGCGGTCTGTCATGTCAAGCCTCCTTGCGCCAGTTGCGCGTGTCGTCGCGGATGAGTTCGGATGCGACGATCTCGAATTCGCCAGTCTGCCCGTTGAGGTCCCAGTCGGTGACCTTGTAAACCAGGTACTCAGCCAGCTCGACCTCGAACGCGTACAACACCTTGGGCGTGTCGCTCGGGTAGTTGTAGCGCATCACGATCACGTGCGTGTGGCGGGTGCGGGCCATCCACTCGTTGACCTCGTCCAGGCTGTCCAGCTCTTCGTGATGCGAGAGGGTGCGGGTGTTGCAGTCCCACCGGTAGGCGCTGTAGGTTGTCATCTCGTCTCCTAGCTGATGGTGATGATGCCGCTGATCACGTCGGTCACGTCCATGTTGCCGAAGCTGACGATGCGGGGGCGATCCAGCGTGTCCAGCACGTCCCACTTGCCGAATTCGCGACGGCTCTTGCGGAGCTTGCCCTTGGCGATGGCGTCTCCACCCTGGACCAGGACCACTACCCGATTCGTGTTCTTGAGGAGCTTCCGTGTCGTGTCTGTCATCTCGTCTCTCCCTGTCTGCTGGCTGGTGTCCTCTGATCTACCCCCATTAAACCACACCTTGGCCTCTTTGTCAAGTATTTCCGGGCAAGACATGACAGGTGTCATATAGTACCGTGGTCATGTAGGACGGGCGTTCTATGTCTCGGGCACCCTGGAACAGATGAGAGGAGCCTGGGGTAGGCTCCTCTCGGTGGTCAGGCGCTGCCGCTAGCGCTTGACGCTCTTCACGGTCTCGCGGTGCTGCCGGTGGGCTTCTCTGCTGGTGCGACAGACGCCGGCTACGCACGTGACGGGTGACCCTGCCTTGGTTACGGTGGTCCTGAATCCTCGACCATCAGGTACCGTCTGCACGGTGCAGGATCCCTGCCTGGACTCGATCTTTACCAATTCGGCGCACATCTCGTCCTCCTTATGCTGGCTGGTGGTGGCCAGCTTACTTCTATTAAACCACAAGCTGGCCACCGTGTCAAGGTATATGTCTGTTAGCGTCGTGCTGGATCGTGGCGCCACGCGACGATCTCGTCGGTGGTCGGGCTGTTGTTGGCCAGCTTCTGCATCAGCCACTTGAAGTGCGTGTTAAAGATGGCCACGTAGGTCTCGTCGTCCAGCGGTCCATACTGCGCGCTGTAGTTGTCCGCGTATTCGAACGCTGCAGCCACGATGCCGGCGCCGGGTGCCAGTTTCTGCTCGAGGTCCATCGCCTTCGGACCGCCTAGCACCTTCAGCGGGTCAAGCTCACGCCAGGTTTCGCCAACGTACATCGGGCACTCGAACTCTTCCGAGTGCAGCCAGGCTACCACGCAGTACTTCTTGTGTCCCAGCCGCTCGTTGCAGATGTCTACCTCGCGCTTGATCACGGCGAATGATTCGTTGGTGACTATCCGGGTGAATGTGTCTTCCTGCTCGGCTACTGCGTATATCAGTGTGCGTGTCATGTCGTCTCTCCCTGTCTGCTGATCTAAAGGCTCAGATCCAACCCGGTCTCGCGTTCGAATGTCCACACCAGCATGTCTGCGTAGACGCTGTAGAGGTCGTATACCAGCTCAGACGTGTAATCGCGATGCAGCTTGTAGAGCCTGAACGTGTAAACGTCGTAGGTGCTGTCGTGGGTGATCACGCACGTGTTAGCCTTGCGGCATCCGCTGAATCGGAACTTGAGTCCACCTTCGCCATCGAGGGCGATGAAGCTGCGGGCGTTGATCATTGCCTTGAGCTTGCCGGCGCCACCCATCTGCCTTAGGATGGTGTCGGCTACCTGCATCAGGTACGCGTCGTCGCGGTCTGCTTCGGTCTTGAGGGTCTTGGCTTCGGTCTCTGTCGTCATCTCGTCTCTCCTATGTGGGTGTCTGCTAGTCGATGTTGCGCTGCACGAGGCTGTAGGTTGCCCATTCGGCGGCTGTCCAGTCCAGTGTTTCCAACTCCATGTCCAGCGTGTGGAGCATGCACTCGATGTGCCACTCCTCGTTGTATACGGTGTTCGCGTAGTCGTTGAGGTCCTCGGTCCAGTTCTGGATGGCGCCGGCCTCGATGCGGGCGATCTCTGCGCGGATGGCTGCCAGCTTGCTCTCTTGCTTGGCGGTCTCGGCCTTGATCGTGCTCTCGTCTCTGCGTGTCATCTTGTCTCTCCTGGTCTCTCTGTCTGCGTCCTCTGATCTACCCCCATTAAACCACACCTTGGCCTCTTTGTCAAGTATTTTCTGGCAAGACATGACACATGTCATGTATTAGGCATGACATGACTTCGGTACTGTAGGACAGGCGTTCTATGTCATGTGCGGCATATGATAGGTATCCTTGTCGTTTGTCAGGTACTTGACCTCGGCGCCATCGTGTGGTTTAATAAAAGGACCACACCCACGCGTACCAGGGGAGATGCCTATGAGCAGTCTTCGAGCGGCGGCTGATCTGTTAGCTGCCGGCTACAGTCCCATCCCGTTCCTCAAGGGTGCTAAGCGACCCAGCGTGCACACGCGACCTCTGCTAGGTAGAGCGATGCCGGCGTCACTGCTGCCGGCTGTCTTCGCGGACGACAGCAATGTGGCTGTGGCGTGCGGGTCTGCCAGCGGCAACCTGTTGGTGTTCGATGCCGATTCCCCATCCGCTAGCGACGAGCTATGGCGCCGGTTGTGCCACCTCGGGTTCGACGTGCTGCCAGAGATAGTGAGTGGAAGCACGGGTGCACACGCGGGCGGCGTGAAAGCGATGCTGCGTTTGGACACGGCGCCGGCTACGTCCAACTCGGCAGACGTGCAAGACCTCGAGTTCCTCGGGCGAGGGGTGGCGGCGCTGCTACCGCCTAGCTTGCATCCAGAGGGCAGAGAGTACATGTGGTCCTCGATGCTTGACTATCGCAATGTCCCGATGCTGGAGTTTGCCGACGTGCAGCGGGTGTTCCCTGGTCTGCAGCCGGCACCATCCTGGTACATAAGCCTACGGGCAGACACGATGCTGCGTGGGGATCCGGCATACAGGCTGACCACCAGCGGTGGCGCGAGTGCTTCGGATGCCAGCATAGTCTGCAGTCTCTGCAGTACCGGCGTTCCGCTGGACGATATTGGCAGGCTGCTGCGGCAAGACGGCGGATATGGGCACTACGCGGCGCTGCCGGCTGCGGATGCGGATGCGTGGTTGATGCGCACGTACGAGGGCGCAGCCGGGTTCCTCGAACATAACGGAGTTGAAATAGCTGAAAGGCTAGACGAGATCACTGCTGCTGCGTCCCTGATCGATTGGGCACACCTCGGCGGCTGGGGTGCGGTGGCGAGGCGCAACTCGCAGGCTGCATTCATCGCGCTGCTGACCGGTGACATTACTGACTATCGTCTCAGCGGTAACGGTTTGTGCCGCAGTCAGTCTCTTAGGCAGATAGCTGAGAACATAGGCAGCAGCTACAAGGGCGCATGGTCCGCAGTGCAGCGACTACTAGACGCCGGCATCCTGGAGACCAGCAAGGCAGGTTCTATGGTTACGTCCAGGGAGTATAGGCTGTCCGTCGATACCCTTCTTTCGGCTCACGCAGAATCATTTTCTTTCAAAGACTTAACAGAAAAAGATGATTCCGAAAGAGCCGAAAGAGACGGTGCGTTCTCGGCTCATCCACGGACGGGTTCATTTAATCGCAATATCCTGGGAGAGCTGCAGCGTAGCGATCTGGTCTATAGCACTGGGATGGGGAAGGCTGGCATCCGAGTGCTGACGGCGATGCTATCGCAAGCCGGCGAGTGGGGCAGCGTATCGGAGTTGCTAGCTACGATGGGTGAGGAGGTGGTCGGTAGGGCGACGTTTAAGAGGTATCTAGCGCGTCTGCGTGAGACCGGAGCCGTGGAGTGTGCTGGGAATGGTCGGTACACCCGGTGGCGCTGGGTAGGGTCTGCGGACGTGGACGAGGTGATAACGGTCTTGTCGGACTGGTTCGGCGTGTCAGGGAAGCGCGATAGCGAGGCACGCCGGCACGTGCACGAGACTATGTCGCAGGCGATCAAAGCACACGGAGGGAGATATGGCGACAGCGATGGGTCTTGATGATGTACGGGTGAGACTGGAAGCAGACACGACAGGAGTGAACGTAGCGATGGCACAGGCAATAAGCGCGATGCGCAAGACTATGTTGCTGGATCTGGCCACCGTAGCCACCAGGAGCATCGACCAGGTGTTCGGCGGTGGGGCGAGGGGCATAGCGCTGTGGCGCACGTACGTGTACGCCATAGCCAAGTTGCTGAACGGGACGAGTCGTCTATCGGAGCACACCCTAGAGTACGACACGCCTAACGAATCGAACCTGGCGCACCGGGCGATCAACACGTTGGTCATGCAGAAGCTGTTTACCAGAGACACCAACCCTCGCGGCAACTACGAGATCCGGGTACCGGTGCGTGGCGATGGCGCGGACGTGCTACGCGGGCACGGGTTCCTCGGTAAGCGGATGAGTGCAGCGCTGCTAGCATCCGTGTTCGATACCGCTGATCTGCAGCCTGAGGCAGTTGACTACCCTATCTTCGGCAGGACCTATCTGTGGGGCAGGGAGGACATCGATACGGTGACGGCACACGAGGTGTGGAACGTGCTGTGGCGCAGACCGTGCAAGACGCTAGAGCATCCCTACGCACAGTTGAACTACGTGCACACGCTCACCGAGTTGGTGCTGGCTGTGCTAATCGGTGATGGTAAGCCGTGCCGCATAGTCAACGTGTCGTGGCCTTTGCAGCAGTGGTTCGGGTTCGACAAGGCATATGTCAGACGCGCCATGAGGACGCTGGAGAAGGACGGCGTGGTTGAGAGAGTCACCGGCGAGTGCCTACGCGACACCATGTATCGAGTGCTGCCATACGACCAGGAGGATTGACAGAGAGCACTAGCTGTGCTTTAATTGTAGTGTACGTTCCTCAATCAAGGATAGGAGACGTTCGATGATTACTTCGGTTTCGTCCTCTCAGGAGATCGGTGTTCTTGCCGGTGTGTTGCTGTCGCTGCTCATGAAGTATGTGCCGGCGTTCAGCGACTGGTACGGCAGGCTGCGCGTGACCATCAGGCAGGTGTTCATGCTGGCGCTGCTGGTCGGCGCGGTGGCTATCCTCTTCGTTGGCGGGTGTCTCGGTCTTACCGGTGTGGCCTGCAGTCAGGAAGAGCTGAAGGGCTTGTTCCTGATGTTGGTTGCAGCGGTGGTAAGCAACCAGGCTACGCATGCTATCACTCCAGAGACGGCGCGAGTCGCTGCTATCAAAGAGACCCGAAATGCAGAGGTGGCTGGCGCTGCGATCCTCGGTGAGGAGGAGGAGACAGTACTGAGCGGTGACGAGAAGACTGCACTCATCGTGGCAGCCGTCATCGTGGTTCTCAGCATTGCGGCAGTTGTGCTGGCGTTAGTGTTCTTGGCCTAGGGCCAAATGAACAGGGGGATGGTTCCCCACTTCACGCGGTCCGCAGAGCGGTTCCCTAGTTACCGCTCTGCGGACTGTCTGTATCTAGGAGATCCGTGGTAAAATAGGATGATCTATGGGTAAAACAACCAACGAGACACGCCCAGTCTTCGTGGCTGCGAGGATCCGTCGAGCGTTCGTGCTGTCGAAGCGCATAGCGGGGTACAAGTACCGCGAGATAGCGGAGATGGCAGTAGAGCACTTCGGCGTCGAAAAGCTGCCTAAGCACTGGGACGCTATCTACGCGTACCGCGATGTAAAGCGCGAGCTTGACCGGCAAGGCAGGCAGACGTACCTGGACGCTAGGAAACTCGTCCGCATGGAGTGTGATCGGCTGGATGAGATGCTGCGTGCTATCTGGCCAGAGGTGCTGGATGGCAACCTGCAAGCCATCGAGAAGGCGCTCAAGATCTCAGAGCGGCGGTCCAAGCTGGTAGGCTTGAATGCACCGGACAAGATAGCACCGACTACACCGGACGGCGATATGCCGTATGATGGCATGGTGCTTAGGGTGTTCGAGCACGTGGACGATCCTGACCTCGTCGTAACTGAAGATGGCGAGTACGATGACGAGGACGACGACATCGGGAGTCTGTAGTGCCGGCGAATATGCACGAGTTCACGCTACCTATCCGCACGGAGCAGACACTACGTAAATTCGTTCACATAGCGTTCGGTGCTAAGATACCGGACAGGGTGGTAGTACCAGGACACTCGACACCATGGAGAGCGTTCTCGGATGCCTACTTCGCACGCAGCCGGGTAAGCGTATGGAAGGCGTCTCGCGGCTTCGGTGGTAAGAGCTTTCTGTTGGCACTGTTGGGACTGACCGAAGCATTGACCCTGGGTGCTGATGTCAAGATCCTCGGTGGTAGTGGCGCGCAGTCGAAGAACGTGCAGGACTATGTAAGCGAGGACTTCTTCCTGAGCCGTAACTGCCCACGGCACATGTGGAACGGAGAGCCGCTGACGACCATCTCGCGGTTCAGGCACGGTAACACGATCCAGGCGTTGCTAGCATCGTCAAAGAGCATCCGTGGTCCGCACCCGCAGCGGCTGAGACTGGATGAGGTGGACGAGATGGCGCTGCCGCTGTTCGATGCCGCGATGGGGCAGACGATGTCCAAGGTTCAGGATGGTGCAGTTTTAATACCTGCACAGACGGTGGCGAGTAGCACCCATCACTATCCTGACAAGACCATGACGGAGATCCTTAAGAGGGCTAGGGATAGGGACTGGAGCATCCATGAATGGGGCTGGCAGGAGACCAGTGCCGCGGGTGGGTGGCTGCTACCGAGCGAGGTGGCGGCCAAACGCAGCGAGGTCACGCAGGCTATGTGGGAGATCGAGTACGACCTACAAGAGCCAGTCGCAGAGGGACGCGCTATCATCACGGACAACGTGCGGGCGATGTTCGACGCCGGTCTCGGTACGTTTGCTGGGGCAGCCGGCAGATACCTGGAGTTCGAAGCACCGGAGAAAGGCGCACGGTACGTTACCGGTGCGGACTGGGCGAAAGAAAATGACTGGACCGTTATCCTAACGATGCGCGTGGATGTGTACCCTTATCGTGTGGTGGCATTCGAGAGACGCCGGCGCGAGCAGTGGCCTAAGATGGTTGGACGTTATGACAAGCGTTGCCAGCGTTACAGGGGTAAGAATGCGCACGACAAGACCGGCATCGGCAGTGTGGTGCACGACTATTCCAAGTCACCGGGCCACGGTGTGTTGCTGACAGGGGCACGGCGCAAGAGCATTTTTTCCAACTATGTAGCAGCGATCGAGGACGACGCCATCGTCTGTCCAAACATCGAGTGGATGCGGGGAGAGCATGAATACGTCAAGACCGACGACCTATTTGGAAGCGGCCATCCGCCAGACAGCATAGTTGCTGGGGCGCTCTGTTACCTGATGGCTACGAGAGGCGGCGGCGGTCGAGGAACATGATGACTGACAGCGAGGTGAGGAATGGATGAACAACGAGACGCTGCGGCGGTGATCAAGGTTGCCAAGGCAGAGTTGCGAGAGAATAACACGACGCTAAGCAACGCGTCTATCCAGCGGGCAGATGCGGACAGCCAGCAGCCAAGGTTCACGGACAGTGCGACTGCTGCACGGTTCGCGTGGACGCAGTTACGTAATGCGTGGTCAAAGGATAGCCTACTCACGATACCCAACTATTCGGAGGACAGCCGTACCCTGGACAAGTGGCTAAGCGACTTCTGGCGTACGGAGTCGCTTTTGTCTGGTGTGGTATCCAACGTGGTAAGTATCGACAAGAACAGAGGGTGGACGCTCACCGGGGGGCGCAATCAGGTGTCCCGGTTCACGCGTGTTCTGCGTAATGTAGAGAACGGCGCCGGCTGGCGTATCTTCGCGTCTAAGCAGTCGGAATCGTACTGGACCACTAACATGGGTTGTGTCACCGAGATCGGCAGGCTAGGTGACCAGGGTCCTATGGGCGCACTATATCACGCGGATCCTACGCGCTGCCGGCTGACTGGCGATGCTAACGCACCGCTAGAGTACTTCCCTAGCACGGATAAGAGGCAGGTATGGTCACCGGAGGACTATTTCCGCACGTCCTCTCTGCCGTCCATCCAGGACCAGTTCCACGACCTCGGGTACTGTGCTGTGATGCGTGCGCTACAGTTTGCTGTGCTGATGGTGGCTATCTTCAGGCACGACCGCGAGATGTTGTTCAGCCTGATGCCCAAGGGGCTGCTGCTGATGAAGGGTATCAGCGAAACCGACTGGGAGACCGCCATGCAGACCAACAAAGAGCTGCTCACAGCCAAGGAGCGTGAGTTCTTCGCTGGTCTCTCTATCTTCTTCTCGGGCATGGAGGGCGACGTAGATGCCAAGCTGGTGTCGCTGTCCCAGTTACCGCATAACTTCGACATGGAGTCGTGGACCAACATGCTCATGTACGGGTATGCACTGGTCTTCGGCTACGATCCTCGAGAGTTCTGGCCAGTCTCGGGTGGCAGCCTAGGCACCGGGCGTGAGTCAGAGATTCAGGCAATCAAAGCATCTGGGAAGGGTGGCCTAGACTGGGCGCTGTCGTTCCAGGATAATCTGCAGCGCGAGCTGCCGCCTACCCTGCTGTTCGAGTTCGAGCAGCGCGATGAAGCGGGAGAGGCTGCAGAGTACGAAGCTATCAAAGCCTATGCCGAAGCGGTCAACGCTATGGCGGCGCCGGCGTCGAACATGGACGCACCTACCCTGTCGTCAGAGCAGCGGCGCATCCTGTATGCTGAGAAGGGCTTCATACCGGAGGAGTGGACTATCACCGAAGAGGACGTGACCTCGACGGATACCGAGATGGAGCGGATGTTGTCGCAGCCGGCCATACTGCGAGCGTGTGACACGTTCCGCGACGAACCCATCGTGCGGTTATCTTGGCACTGGAGGAGCGGGTATCAGATCCGCACCCTGTGGAACAGCGGCGCACAGGCTCTGACACCTCGAACGTACTACAGCGTGCCGAAACAGCGTAAGACGTACGAGCCAGACGAGGTGTTGTTCGAGAATGAGGAGGTGATCATCACCGGCGCCGATGTGCAGCGGTCTATACAGAAGTGGGACCAGCGGCACGACGACGAATGGCAGGGTCTGCCAGACGCGGAGACCGTGGACGAGAGCGACTAGGAGTAGCGTATGCCGTTTACATACGATCCAAGGCTCAGAGGGACCGGGTACCGCAACATCGAGACCGGCAGGCTAGTTACATACGCTGAGGTGCGGACGGAGATCGACACGGCGATCTCTGCCGGCGGTGACGTTATGGGCGTCCTAGCGGATATGGTCTCTACCAACAGCATCAGTCCGGATGACTGGCACGCAGCGATGCGCACGGAGATCAAGGACCAGTACATCGCTCAATACCTGGTGGGGCGTGGTGGCACCGACCAGATGACGCAATCTGACTGGGGCAGCATCGGCGGCAGCATAGCAGACCAGTACCGCTATCTAGACGGCTTCTACGGCGAGGTAGCAGCCGGTGATCTTACAGAGGGCCAGATCCGTGCGAGAGCACGTATGTATGCCAACTCGAGCCGCGAGGCATATGAGCGTGGGCTGCTGGCTGCGAGCCAGTCGCGTGGATATTCCGAGCATCGATGGGTGATGAACGCTGCTGCGGAGAACTGCCCAGACTGTGAGGACCTCAGCGGCGAGGGTTGGAAGAGCATCGACGAAGAGTTTATATCGCCTAGCAGCGGTAGACCGGCTATCCCTGGCAGCGGCGAGACCGTGTGTCTGACTAATTGTCAGTGCTATCTGGACTACCGTGGGAGGAGCGACGTATGAAACGTCCGGTCGTCTATGTGGTGCTGGGGATGCATAGAACGGGCACTTCGCTGGCAGCTTCAATGCTGGATGCCGCTGGGTTGCCGATGTGCAGCGAGGAGGACCGCAGCCGGCGCGATACCCATCAACCGTACGGGTATTTCGAAGACACCGGCATGTCCACCGTCAACAGAGCACTGCTAAAGACTGCCGGTGGTAGCTGGGCTAAAGTACCGTCTATAGCGGCGCTATCTGATGCTACGGAGTTGCTGCACGATATAATGGTGCAGGCTATCCGAGAGAGGAGCGTACACGACGAGTGGGGCTTCAAGGATCCTAGGACCAGTCTGACGTGCTTCGCGTGGGACAGGATCCTGAGAGAGGAACACTGCATACCGCGCTATGTGATCACGTACAGGGACGAGACCAGCGTCATCGAGAGCCTGATCAGGAGAAACAACAGGCGCCACAGCGAGGTGCAGTGGGCTAGGCTATACGCCGACTACTACCAGAGCATCCACGACTTTCTGAAGCTGCAACAGCGACCACATCTGCCGTTGCACTACAGAGAGCTGACGCAGGGCGACACCTACTCTGCGGTGGTTATGCTGGCTGACTGGATTGGCAGACGAGACAGGTGCATGAGTATGATGGGTCGAGTACGGAGGCGAGAGTGATTATCTTCGTGGGAGGCACTGGACGCAGTGGCACGACGCTGCTGGGGCAGATCCTGCAACGTGACGGCAGGTTCGCGGTGTTCTATGAACCTAAGTGGCTGTTTGGTCCTGGGGGACTGGCAGACTACGCGTACAGGAACGACATCGACAGAGAGGAGTTTATAGCTAATCTGCTGGAACGCTACAACTGCACGATGCTAAACAACCTGAAGCGGTTCGGCGTGTGGGATCGGGCAGACCAGATCTACACACCGGAGACCTGGCGCCACCTAGACTACATGGCAGCTACCAGCACCCGTACTAGGTACGAGTATGCGCGGTTCTTCATGCGGCGGGCATTCGGCATGATCTGTCCACACGTAGGCAAGACGGACATCGTCATCAAGGAGCCGGCGTGTGTGGGTTGGGCATCGTTCCTGCAGATGTCCCTACCCGACGCCAAGTTCGTGCACGTTATCCGTGACCCGCGTGACGTGGCAGCATCGGTGGTACCGCGCAAGTGGGGACCGATCAGGTATGGCGACTTCCCGTGGTGGTATCACGAGCGGATGAAGCAGGCGTGGGACCAGAGGCTGCTGGTTGACGAGGACAACTACGCGGTCATGGAGTTAGAGCGGTTAGTTGGCGAACCTGACGCTCAGATATTCAAGCTGTACGAGGCTCTAGGGCTAGAGCAGCGCACGCATGAAGAGCGGGTACAGATGGCGTCTATCGTGGATACGGAGCAAGCACATATCGATCGGTACTGCGAGGACTTGAACAAAGAGCAGGAGACGATGATTATACACGGCTGCTGGCAGGACTACAGACGATGGCACGAAGTCTCGATCAAGTAGTCAGGGACGACGACGGATTCGTCCGCGTTGGCGATGACAGGGGCACCGTGCTGTTTCGAGTGATAGGTACAGCATCCGGTCCTATGGTACACATCAGACTGCCGTTGAACTGCCGGCAGGTGCGCAGACGAGGTGATCCAGACTACTACATTCCGTGGGATGAGTTTAAGTTGGCGATAGAAGACGCGGAGCGTTGAGCGATGTACACATACTTGACACGAAGCGCAAGCTGTGGTATAATTGGTGTACACGAGGTATCCAATATCACGGCGAGTCCAGCGAGACCACGCAGCCGACAATCTGCGTGGTCTCTTGTGTGAGGAGGCTTACCAGTGACAGCGTGGAACAACATCAAGCGAGGGCTAACAGAGCTAGTGGCCTCGATGCTGCATCCCCAGCAGCGTGAGGTAGTGGAAGTGGACGAGTGGGACGGCGCAGCGTCCAACTACGAGAGCACCGAACAGTACTGCGGAGCAAGCCTCATCAACGTCAACGCGGCAGCCGGGCGTGACGATCCTTCCGAGTGGACACAGTCTCACTGCATGCTACCTGTGCGCCGACCAGGCGATAGCGATGGCGTGTACGTGGACAAAGCTGTCTATGCCGCAGCCGGCGGACGGGGCATCAGTGCTGTCGTTCGTCCGGATGACGTTCCAGAAGATACCTGGGAAGCTGCCGTACGCGAGGCAGCCGGCAAGCTGATCTCGGCCTACGAGCAGATGGACGAGACTGCACCGGACAGCGTGTACGAGGCAGCCGGCGAGTCGCCACCCGAGACCGAACGTGCCTACAGCATCGGCCAAGTGGTAGAGATGGTGCAGTATGCTATGTGGGCACAGAACGCCGGCGCGGAGTACGGCGAGGAGATCTGGTTGCACGACCTATATACTGATAGCAGCGGCGAGTTCTACGCTATCGGCAGTCGCGAGGGCAAGCTCTACAGAGCTAGCATCACCATGAGCGGCGAGGAGGTCGATATCGGGGAGTGGGTGCACGTGCAGGTTGAGCACGTACCGGTTCAGCGCGGTCTGTCCATATTCCGACAGGACGATGGGCGTGTCCGCTGGGGCGGCGTGGTCTGCACGGCTGTCCTTAATCGCAGCGGCGAGGTGGATAGCACCTCGTTGTTCGGTAGCTTCGTGGAGCGGTTTAACAGCCGGGATGCTGAGGAGGATCCGGTGCGGTTGGATTTCTACCACGAGCATCTGTTCCTGGGTACCGTAGACACGGTCATCCAGGATGGTTATGTCCTGATTGCCAGCGGCCTGTTCGATGACACGGACATTGGGCGTGCTGCGGCTGATGGGTTGGAACGGGAGCCTGATTACTGGGGTGCGAGTATTCAGTACAAGCCTACAGCCGTTCCATCGTTTGTTGACTGCGGCGACGGCGTGGAGTTTCCGGTATGGGAAGAGGGCACGCTTGAGCGTATCGCTCTACTGCCGCGAGACCGCGCTGCGGCGTGGTTCACCAGCATGAACACTAGGAGTGATGACATGAACCAGCAAGCACGTGAAGCACTGGAGCGGCTCTTGGGTGCTGAGCAGATGGCGGCACTTGAGGGACAGGTGGACGACATCAATGAGCGTGTGGCCAGCGATGGCCTCATCGCGAGGGATGCCGACACCGTAGAGAGCACCGAGACTGACGAGGACACCGACGTTGACGTCGAGCAGGATGTCGAAACCACGGACGACACCGGCGAGACCGAAGACGTTGACTTCATCGTACAGTTGAGGTCCGAGATCAGCGACCTGCACTCTGCAGTCGTTGCCATCGCGGAGATGCTGCCGGACATCGCGAGCAGGATCGAGGCGCTGGAGGATACGGAGCAGGAGCGGCAGCGAGCGTGGCGGTCTGATCTGCCAGAGCCTCGACCGCTGAAGGTCGTTCGTCCGCGCACTACGCGTGAGACGGAGGACACTGGCGATGAGAAGCCGACCACCGAGATTGTCGCGGAGCGGCTCAAGGAGAAGGGCCTGCAGCCGTAGCGGCGGCAGTCTCTCATATGTAGGACCATCTAGGAGGACGAAGCATCATGAACCAGAACCGACTTCCGATCCAGCAGCGGCTCACCCTGTCGACGAGTGCGACACCCTTCGGGTGCTGCAACTACTTCGATCAGTGCGCCGACGAGATCCTGAGCCTCACGTACCGTGGGACCATGGGGTTCCTGGACTGGCTCAACTTCCAGGTGACGGAAGAGTGCAAGCGCACTCTCGAGTTCATCACCTTCCGCCGGCCAGACAGCAGCGGCGATAGCGCCGGCTATCAGAGTGACCCGTGTGCCGATCCTAACTCCTGGGAGTTCGGGACACGCAGCATCTCAGTCGAGGACTTCGGGCGTATCACGCGTGCCGGTCCGACCCGCGAGATCATGAAGCCCAAGTACTACTGCAAGACCTCTCCTCGCTATCGTCTCGACGGTTCACCCGTTGACAGCGAGCAGGAGTGGGATATGCTGTTCACGACCGACCAGATCATGGACGACATGCGCCGGCTGGTGATCACCGGCAACGACGCAGTCGGCGGTCAGTTCGACGGCTTGCAACAGTGGATCTCTACCGGGCACGGTGCACCGCTCAACGCATGGGTGGTGGACTGGAATGACAACCCGATGACCGGTGGTGCTGGTATCACCGTCAACGGCGACGGCATCGACGCGACGTTCGACATCATCGACGTGCTACAGGCGATCTTCCGACGCATTCGCCAGCGGCTGTCCTGGTCACCCATCCTCGGCGGTTCGTTGCCGGCGCTGGGCGACATGATCATCCTGTTGCCGACTTTCGCGGCTGAGTGTCTGCTGGACTTCTACACATGCTGGAGTGTTTGCGCGGGCCAGCAGTACAGCGAGGTCAACCTGCAGACCTACGAGGCGCGGATGTTCCGCGATAACCTCATCTCGGCCACGAACCCGGCGAACCTGTACGGTCATGGCTACATCACGCTGGACGGTATCACCATTCCGCTGATGGCCTACGACTGGGAGACGATCAACGGACCGACGCGTTTCGACATGTACTTCCTGACCGGCAGCATCGGCGGGCGACGCATTCTCGAAGGCGAGATGCTCAGCGCTAACACGGCTCTGTCCAACTTCGCACCCAACGTCACCGGCGCCAACGTGGGCGACTACTTCACACTGGACAACGGCAGGTTGCTGGGCAAATACGACACAGACAACGAGTGCTACAAGCTCAAGCTGTGGCATCACCCGCGTCTGTTCTGTGCGGCTCCTTGGGCGCAGATCCGGTTCCAGGACGTTGTCTGCCGCAGCGCGGTTGACCCGCTGTCGCCAGACCCGGCTGAGACCAGCTTCTACCCCGAGACCAGCTTCGACGCAGCGGTCTGCCCGTAATGAGACACTAGCTGTCGTCCTGGCGTGGATGACAGCGCTCTGCACCGTGGGGAGGGCTAATACCACTCTCCCCACGGTGGTCTTGCATCGGAAGCATCACGGGACGCAACGGGAGGCATTTTCCTTGCACAGGACGGCACACATAGCGGCCAGCATAGCACTGAATGCCGTCACGTGCAAGGAAAGTACCTTCGGTTAAAGCGGAGGGTTTGTTGGACAACCTAACTGTAGTCATCCCGTTCTGGCACGGTCACGCAACGTTGCCGGCTCTTCTGGACACCGTGCCGGCGGATATCCCCACCCTGGTCATCAACGATTACGGCAGTGCGCCACCAGACGTATCCAGATGGCCTAACGTGCGCGTGATCAAGCAGCATGAGCGCGGCTACTTCTCGGGCGGCTGCAACCGTGGGTTCGCTGAGTGTGACACGGACGTGCTGGTGCTGAACCAGGACGGCGAGTTGCTGAACGGATGGCAGCGTGCGCTAGCAGAGAGACAGAGCTATGCGATCATCGGTGACGGCGTTATGAAACACCCTGGCTGGCCTAACGGCTATGTACAGGGAACGTTCATGTTCGTGCGTCGTGACCTGCTGAACGCTATAGGCGGCTTCAACGGAGACCTCTATCCACTATGGGGTGCCACGTGCGAGTATCAACTGCGGGCGTGCCGCAGCGGGTTCCGGGTGCAGCCGCTGGACGTGCGTGGCTACTTCAAGCATAAGAGACCGAAGACCTACGGCACCAGTATCAGACAGGCTATAGAGGATGTTGGTGGCGACAGGGCAGCTAGACGGTGGTTGATCAAGACGCCACCAGAGATCAGCGTGATCATAACGTGCTACAACTATGGGCGCTATCTAGAGCAGGCTGTGACTTCGGTGCTAGACCAGACGTTCCAGGCTACCGAGATCATTATAGTGGACGACGGCAGCATGGACAATACGCCCATAGTCGGGCAGAGACTACACGACCCGTGGAAGGCGATTCACTACGTACGGCAGCGCAACGGTGGCGCGAGTTCGGCGGCTAACGCCGGCCTGAGCATAGCCAAGGGCAGGTTCTGCACGGTCCTGGATGGCGATGACTGGATGGCACCTCGGCGGCTAGAGCGCATGTACGAGTTGCAGCTAGCAAACCCACACAGCGTGGTCTACGACGACATCGTCTACCACGGCAGGAACGGAGCACGACAGCGTAAGGTCATGCCAGAGTACGTGTTTGATGAACTGTTAGACCGTAACTGTATGCATAAGGGTATCATGTTTCCGCGTATTGCATGGTTGGAAACCGGTGGCTATTCTAACAGGATGGACAACGGGCGAGAGGACTGGGAGTTCAACATCAACCTAGGGTTGCACGGGTACTGTGGAGTACATCTGCGGGAGGCGCACTATTGCTATAGGCGCGAGGGGCAAGGACGCACGCAACGGGTACCTCGTCCTCGGTCCTATTTCTTGCACAAGGTGGCGCGGATCCACAGTGCTGTTTACTCGAAAGGGGAGTTACCGATGGCTTGTTGTGGTGGTAGGCGAAAGACGACACCTCGGGTGGTGGTTAGCAAGACTGGGACTAGGTCCAGTCCTGCAGTAGCGGCGCTAGCTGCGTCTAGAGATGACGGCAGCGTGTTGGTCAAGTACCTGGGCGCCAACATCGGCAACCAGACTATCAACGGTCCAACTGGCCAACGCTACAAGTATGGGCGCAACCAGCGCAACATGATGTTTTGGGCTGACCCGGTGGACGCCGAATGGCTCACAGGGATGGTCGAATTCGAGAGGGCAGCGTTGCCGGCAGTCCAGCCGCAGCCAGAAGAGAGTGTGGTTAAATCACCCGAACCGACACCGAGCGAGGAGCCGCAGAAAGAGAAGGTCGTTGCGCCGGCGCCGACTCCCGTTGAGCCTGTCGAATACAACGTGTCACCCGCTGCGGCCTCGTTCGCAGAGGTCAGTGGCGTGGACCTAGCAGAGGTGACGGGTACGGGCAGGGATGGCAAGATCATCAAGCGCGATGTGCAGGCTGTTGTCAAGGCTAGAGGCTAGCACAGTGCTACAGTGGATGTTGATTGGCGTGCTATTCGCCTACCGTGGCGCGGAGATGATCGTGTTCGATGACGGACCGTTCGAGGTGTTCGTGTGGCTGCGGTCTTTGCCGTCTTCGATGCTGATGTACGACAGAAAGCCGGCGCGGCTATGGAATACGCTGCAGGATCTGTTAGGGTGTCCCTACTGCGTGGGAGTGTGGATGTCGATGTTCGCAGCCGCTGTCATCGTGGCTGGTTTGCGGCTGGGCGTCATGCAGTGGGTGCTGCTGTCTGGTAGCATTGCCGGAGGGCAGTCTTTACTGGAGACCGTTGTTCGAGGAGATCACGACGCATAGTAGGAGAGGGCGATGGAAAATGAGCTAGCATGCCTTTTCTGTGACGTGGCGATCAACACACGACACGAGCGGCTTCTCATTCTGGCGTGTGCTATCCCGGCGCTCATTGTCTGGATTCGCGTGCTGATGCTAAAAGGACATGCGACCTGGTCGACGGGTCCACTTGTGTGGGTTGCTCACGTTCTGATCTACACTTTCGTGGCTTTGTTGGCGCTGATTCCTCATCCCTTCAGGGTCTTGTGGTCTCAGGGTATCCGGGTCCACGGCGTCTTGATGATGCTCTTTTTGGGCGTCGAAGTTGTGAGGCATGAGTTGAATAAACGAAGCGGTACGGCCCATGCCTGACTGGCTGGTAACTCTTCTGGTAGGCCTTGCCGGTAGCGCGGTGGGCTTGATAGGCGTCTTTGCGGGTATAAGAAAGAACGACGCGGACGCGAGCGAGTCCATAAGCGCGGCGGCTGGAGAGCTTGTCAAGAACTTGCGAATTGACTTAGCACATGAACGGGAAGCGCGGATTAAGCTTGAAGGTCGCGTGGAGAAGATCGAGAGACAGAACGCGGACCTGTGCGAACAGCTTCGGACAGTGCTGCGGTTGCTCCGTAGGACCTGGGAAGTTCTCATGGGCTGGGCGGCTGAGCTAGGTCGCATGCCACCTGACGATTTGCGGGTAGAGGTCACCGAGGCGCTAGGGCGTCCCCCGGTGGCGAGTGGTTAGTATAGGAGAAGAACGATGCCAACAAGTGAACCGGTGAGACTGTCAGAAACAGAGACCCCAAACGACCCACCCCTGACAGGGCAGGTTATGGTTGCGACTACTGGGATCCCTATCCAGTTTTCAACAGTGCGGCGGCGACTTCCTCAGGCGTGCGTCTTCGTCACGGCTGACGCGGATAACGCTGGAGCGGTGACGGTCGGAAACGGCCAGGTTACCAACGAGGTCGACGGGACCGGCAACGGGCTCGTGGTTCCGGCTGGCGAGACCCGACTACTGATGGCGCTTGACCTGTCCCAGTGCCATCTAAACGGCACCGAGGATGACTGGATCAGCTACACGGCGGGCTAGATGAAAGCGGCACTGAAGGCATACCAGGCGGGTTTGTTCGGCGGCGGTGGTAGCGTGCCGTCCGTGGTCTATACATTCACGTACAACGGTACGAACGGGCTGGATGGCTCTTCTCAGTCCCAGCTTCTACCGGCTGGCACCTTCAAGATCGAGTGTTGGGGTGCTGAGGGTGGCGTCGGGACGAACGGCGCGACAGAGTGCTCGCCCGGCGGGCTTGGCGGCTACGCTACCGGCGAGGTCTCACTGGCGGCGCCCACTACCGTCTACGTCTTCGTGGGCGGTTTCCCGGTTTCGACCGTTGACCCCCGCGGTGGCTGGAATGGCGGCGGCTGGGTAATCAATCGGTTCGATAGGGTAGGCGGCGGTGGCGGCGGTGGGTCCGACGTGCGGATCGGCGGCACCGGATACGATGACCGGGTAGTCGTTGGCGGCGGTGGTGGTGGTGGCGCGGCTGAACCTGGCGTGTTCAATAGCAATGGCGGATACGGCGGCGGGCTTGTTGGGGAACGCGGGTACTATCGCGGGGATCAGACAGGCGGCGGGCCAGGCGGACAAGACACGGGCTTTTCTTTCGGCCACGGTCAGGGAATTCCGCCTTCGTACCCGGACTTCGCTCGCGGGGCTGGCGGTGGTGGATGGTTCGGCGGTCACACGAGCAATGCCCAGTACGGCGGCGGTGGCTCTTCCTACATCGGCGGCGTCGTGTCAATACCCGAGGGAAACTTCCCGGTGGTCGCTGTGGCAAACGGCTCGACTACCGGCGGCGTTAGAAGCGGTCACGGGCAAGTGGTCATAACTGGACCGCTATGAAAGCGGCACTGAAGGCATACCAGGCGGGTTTGTTCGGCGGTGGTAGTAGTGTGAGTTGTCCGTGTGACGCTCCCCCTTCCGGCTTCTATGTGTCTACGGATCAAGGCGGGAGCAATCCAATTGCTGAGGGGACCTGGGTCGAAGTCAACAACCCGACCGGAGCGGCTACGGCAAGGCTCTACATGGTCTTTAACCAGCACCATCAAGCAGGCGGAATTCGGGTCGAAATGCAATGGGCACACACCGGGAAAGCCACGAACCCATTCTGGCGTTCCTCTTGCGGTATGCGGCTAACGGCTGACCGGAACAGCTTCAATGCCTACGGTCAGGTTATCGCAATAACTGGAATGTATGAGGTGACCAACGCGGCAATGTGGCTACCCGACATGGTCGCTTTTTACCCGGACTGGCTAGGTGTAGAGTTGAGCGGTGAGTCTGACGGAGTGGAGACCATCTGCGCGTGCGTGACAAGCTCTGACGCTGGGCGACCGGCGAGCGTTATTCTGGAGTCCGTGGATGATGGGCGGTACACCATGACGAGGTCTTACGTTGCTCTGCGGTGGTTTTCCCTTTAGGCGCCGAATTGCGCTGGGGCTATAGGAGACAAGCATGGCCATTGTACCAGAGCAGACGCTACAGGTACCAGAGACTAGCATAGTCTCGCTAGCTGCCTATGCACGACACGTGCAGGTGTGCGAGTGTTCGATGTTCGGCGTGGTTGGAAACGCTGACTGCGTACCTAGTGCCGACTGCCGTACTATATGGACCAAGGACCAGAGAGACTGGATACAGTACTACCTGGCAGAGGCTCAGTACGAGATCGAAGAGGTCCTCAACTACACGATCGGGCGACGCTGGCAGACGGACGAAGAGCACGACTACGAGTGGCCAATCATCGCTGACTGGGGATACGTGATCAGCGGCGGCGTGCGCACGGTAACTACGATCACTGCTGGGCAGGCTGTCTCTCATGTGGATGACCCGGCCACGGTTGGTCCGTTCGCTACCACGGTCACGGATCCTCGAGAGATCAAGGTATATCACCCTGGCAGCGACATCGAGATCATACCATCAGCTATCACGATCTCGGGTGGCGCAATGACGATCAGTATACCGCGCTGCAGGATGGTCAAGCCTGAGTTGGTGGATAACAGCACAGCCGGCATCGCCTACGACGACGTGAACAACTTCTCGGCTACCGCTGATGTGGTGCGCGTCTACAACGTGGACAACAACCCGGCAGAGCTGGTGTTCCAGCAGTGCCAGACCAGGACATCGTGCACCGAGACCACACAGGATGCGTGCATTTACGTGCGCAAGCCTTTGATAGGTAGCGTGCTGGTGAGGGCTGACTGCATCACCGCGTGTGGGCGGTTGTACAAGGCACGGCTAAACTACTACGCCGGCAGAGAGTATGCTGATGAGAATGGTTACCTCACCTCGTGGGGCAGACAGGCGCAAGACGCCATCATCAGGCTAGCGCATGCCAAGATGCCGTCAGAGCCGTGCGGGTGTGACGCAGCGAACCGGATGTGGGAGAGGGACCGAATGGTCGTGGTGGACTCGCTAGGGAGACCAAACCGTGGCATCTCGCTATTCGGACCTGAGGAAGGCGCATGGGCGGCGTACAACTTCGCCAAGGCGCCGGGTATGCAGCTCTATAGGTCGGCGGTGCTGTAATGGCCAATGTAGCTATGCGGCTTCACCGTGGGAGGCGCAAGTTTGGCAGGTACCCGCTGGTCCTTGATGAGATGGAACGCGTACATAACGACAGGGTCAAGCCTGAGTTTGTATCGGCGTTCGACAGGATCGTCGCCAACTGGACTAACAAGCCATCGTTCCGTGGCAGGTTTGTTGCTTCGGTTGACGGGTTCAGACTGTACGTGTACCCTGTAGGATCGGACGAGGTCAAGCAGATATGGTGGTGGAACGTCCAAGGCACTGATCCGCACCCTATCCAGGCTAAGAACGCACCACATCTCAGTTTCAACTGGGGTGGTAAGGGTTCGTACATGGCCAAGACCGGTCCTGGAGGCACGTGGTTTGGCGGTCCTGGTACGGTTGCCAACGGTACGTTTCGTGGACCGGTGGTAATAGACCATCCTGGTACCGCTCCTAGGGAGTGGCCACAGGTGGTTGCTAACCTGCACAAGCGGTACTACTCTAGGGAGACCGAGAACGCGTGGCGCAGGGCAGTCCGCAAGATGGACAGAGGATAACAGGAGGGTTTAGCATGGATGTCGTTACGACTACTCAGAACACCGTATGGGCGCGGCGCAGCTACGGTCTGGAGCCTTTTCAGTGGGCTGGGCGCTGTGCCGCAATCGACAGGATCGTCGAGGAGAAGGGTAGCACGAATCCGACGTTCTGTCAGGGTCCGAATGGCGGCCTGCAGGTGACTGGCACGACCAAGGGCACACCCGGTCTCGTGACCACGACGCTCACCGTCAAGGAATCGGTTTCGGCTGGTATCGGTGATGACCTGGAGACGTGCTTGTGGGACATCGACCGCAGGCACGCGTGCCGCGACCTAGGCGCGTTCAACTCATGGGACAAGATCGTTCGTGCAGTGATGGGCAACGCAGACACCGTCGACAAGGGCGGCTCCTCGATGTCTGAGGATGAAGAGGAGCTGGTTACCAGCTTGCCGTGGTCTGCCGTCAGTCAGTGCACGATCAGGCGCGTGGCGATGGCTGTATCAACCTTCGGCGGAGGTACGTAAAGATGGCTGAGATCACACAAGATGTCTCTATCGCAGCGGCAGTCTCGCTCAACGGCGAGGGCTGTGCTAAGGGCTGCGCCGAAGCTGAGGAGTGCGCGTTTGCGATCGTGTCAGTCCTTGGCAACGAGGGTTCACCGTGGCTCTACGTCAATGAGAAGGGTGGCATCTTCTCGCAATGGTCCGGCATCGGCCTGACCTCGTGGACCACAGAGGATCCTTCGGACGTTTTCGGCGTGGGCGATTTCCTGACCGTTATCAACGGCGGTGAGACGCTACCGCTGGCAGTGTCCGGCGACAAGGGTAGCTCTGTCTCCTACGTTGCTGGTGCTACGTCCATGGCAACGTACGAACCGTACGCCGGCGACTGCGTCCATCCGTCCTTGTGCATTATCGTTGGTGGCACCGGGCGAGTATGGTTGTCCACGGACTACGGACAGACCTACACAGAGGTGGAGAGCGGCAGCGCCACAGCACAGAACCTCACCAAGGTCAAGATCTGCCGACGCAACCCGAGCGTGGTCTACGCGATCGGCGCGAGCAACGCGATCATCAAGAGCACGAACGGCGGCTACTCGTGGTTTGCTCTGACCGGACCGAGTGCCACAGACGCGTTGACCGCTATCGAGATCGTCGGTGAGAACGACGTGCTGGTCGGCAACGATGACGGCGAGTTGTGGCAGACCACAGACGGCGGCGAGACCTGGACGCAGCAAGCAGAGTTGCCCGACCTCGATTCTTCGCCAGCGATCACGGCGATCTCGTCATGTCCTTGCGGCAGCATCGACAAGGCTGGGGTTACCTACGTCGTGGCTACCGGTGACGGACTCCCAGCGCAGCACAAGGTCTATCGCAATACTGGGTGGGGTACGGGGCAGTGGGTAGCGGAGACTGGCTTCGACGCTCTAACCACCGACTATGCTCCGGCTGATGTGGTGTGCTGCGACAACAACCGCGCACTCGTTGTTGGAGGGGATGGAGCCAACACCGGCTTCGTCGCGGTGATTTCGTAGTGCAGCATAGCGTGACGGTACTAGGCACAGGGCTTAGGTTCTGTGCCTTGCCGTCATACTGGTGCTGAGTGCGCTACATAACGTCCGCCGGCGTAGTGCTGGAAATCGTGCGCATAGACCGGCGCGTGATCGACAGATACTCTGTATCGCAGCCGGCGCCACAGCCACCGGTACGCGAGGTGGTCGTGCTGGGCGGCGGCGTGGAAGAGGTGCCGGTACTAGATGATCCTGACTACCAGGCGGCTATGCAGGAATACCGGGTCTCGATGGCCTTAGAGCAGTTGAACATCTTAGCACACTCGGTGCTGATAGTGGAGCCGGCTGACTGGCGGCGGGATCCTCGGGTGCTGGAGATGCATGACCTCGGGATCTCGACGGACAGCACCATAGAGTACTTGCAGAACATAGCACTAGGGTCACGCGATGACCTAGTGTCTGTCGTCGAAGAGACCCTGTACCTAAGCACCGTGACAGAACGAGGTCTAGATGAGGCGTACGCAGCATTCGACGCTAGGTGGAAGGGCATACCGCTAGAGCAGTACCGCATCACCGGTGGCGACGCACGGATGTCCGCAGTCTTGCAGGCACGTCTAGCGGCCACCGAGCAGCATCTATCGTGGCAGGAGTTCTGCAGCCTGACGGGACCGGAGCAGAGCGAGGTGGTAGCACAGTACGCGATTCTAGCCAAGATCAAGTGGTTGGCAGACAGGGAGGCTAGCAATAAAGGTCGTGGCGGTAGACGTCGGCTTTAACGGAAGGTATTTTCCTTGCACGGGACGGCTCACACAGGGCCTGACATAGCTTAGGATACCACGAAGAGCAAGGAGAGTATCTCCCGTTGCAGCGGGACGGCATCGGAAGCGAGGACCACCATCACCAAGGAGGCAGTAGGATGCAAACCAAGGCAGGAGAGGCACCGGGCACGCTAGAGGTGACCACCGCACGCGGCGTGACCATCGTATGCAGGAAGGTCAACACGTTGCCGCTCACATCGCTGATGATCAAGCTCAGCGCCGGCAACAAGGATCTGGCAGACGCCAACTCGCAGGACGAGGTGCGTGCTGCTATCGTCAAGAACGGTCTGAGGTCGTCACAGACCAGATCCGTCATGGGTATCATGAACTACTGCTTCGGCTACGGCATCGTAACAGACCCACCTAAAGAGATGGCAGAGATGCTGGTCGAAATGGGACTGAGCAGTGAGAACCAGCGATCGGTCCGGGCTGCGTGGGTGCTGCACGAGGTGGTCGAAGACGAAGCTGAAGCGTGGGAGTTGTGCAAGGCGATCATGTCGATGTCCAGCACAGCAGACGAGGACTAGACACGCCGACTAGATCGGCAGGTGAGATATGCCCGGAGTGACTGAGCAGTTCGTTACCGAGTTCCTAGTTCAGGGCTGGGGACAGTTCAAGTCGGCGCTGGGTGGTGCTGACAAGCTGATGATGGGTCTGGACAAGACCGGCAGCCTCTTGTCGCGCACCGTGTCCACGACACTAGGTACTGCTCTAGGTAACACTCTAGTAAACGCGGCTAACTCGGCGGTCAACGCCGTGCGCGGTGCCGGTAGGGCCATGGGCGACTTCGTCGAAGAGGGCGTCGGCATGGCAATCGACTTTGACTCCTCGATGGCGGATCTGGAGATAGCGGCCAGCGCTACCGGCTTGTCGTTCGACACATTACGCGATGCGGCTATCATGGTGGGTGGCGACACGGACTTGCTAGGCGTGTCTGCCACCGGTGCTTCCGAATCGCTGATCGAGCTATATAAGTCTGGTCTGAGCACTAACCTCGTATTCGGTGATCTGCAGGGCTACCTAGCTGGCACGGCTGAGTTAGGCGGTGCGCTGCGTGCTTCTATCGACATGGCAGCAGCCACAGAGCTGGATATGGCTGCGGCATCCGGTCTGGCTACCGTGGCGCTGTCGTCGTTCGGGAGTGAGCTAGATACTGACGCCGACAAGGCGCAGTTCATGAACGACGCACTCAACAACATGGTGATGGCTGCGGATGCGTCCAAGACGGACGTTACCGGGATGGCAGCCGCGTGGCAGATGGCTAGTACGTCTTTCTCGAGCGCCAACCGCCCCATCGAAGAGATGAACACGGCGCTGGCAGTCCTTAGTATGCAGGGCATGGAAGGATCCTTCGCTGGTACAGCAGTGGCAAACGCACTGGACAGCCTGAAGGCACCTACAGACGCCGGCGCGGAGGCGCTAGCTGACCTCGGCATCGAGGTACGCGACACAGTCACCGGCCAGATGAAACCCATGGTTAACATCGTGGAGGAGTTCGAAGATGCGTTCGTCGACCTGGGCGCTGCAGAGCGCGACGCGGCGTTGGCAACCATCTTCACGAAGCAAGGTCAACGCGGCATGGGTAAGCTGCTACAGGCTGGTGCTGATGGGTGGCGCGATATGGAGGAAGCGATCTCCGAAGCGGCCACCACACAGGAGCAGGCGGCGCGTAAGGCTGATACGCTAGCAGGACGGATGGAGGCATTCGAGGGCACTGTCGAGACCATCAAGATCCAGATAGGTACGGCGCTGATGCCAGTACTGACGGATCTGCTAGGCTGGGTTGCTAGCATGGTCGAGACGCACGGACCTACCCTGATAGCTATCTTCGAGAGCATAGGCGAGGGCTTAAGTGGCGTGCTTAAGTACCTGCTAGCGGTATCAGAGGACGGTGATCTGCTGAACGACTGGCTAACGCACGTGCCAGAGTTCGCACAGCCGGTGCTAGAGATCATCGGCGGCCTGATATTGCTGTTCCAGGATATGCAAGCTGGCGTGTTCGGCATCGACTACCCGTGGGAGGACATCTTCCCGGAGTGGCTAGCAGACATCATGTACGCGATAGTCGAAGCGGTGATCTGGCTGCAGGAGAACGTGCTGCCGCTCATCGAGACCGTACGAGCGTGGGTGGTAGACAACATCGCGCTACAGGATGTGTTGGTGGTCCTAGCTGGTGTCATACTGGGCGTGGTAGTGCCGGCTGTGGTGTCGTTCCTAGCGCCCATCGCGGCGGTGGTAGCGGCTATCGGCCTAGCTATCGCAGTGGTAGCCAGTCTACGTAAGCTATGGGAAGAGGATTTCCTCGGTATAGCTTCGGCACTCACGGCGTTTTGGGACGGCACAGCGCGTCCAGTACTGGAACAGGTATGGACGTGGCTGCAGGAGAACGTGCCCGCAGCACTCGCTACGCTCAAGGACTTTTGGGTAAATACCGCATGGCCTGCTATTCAATCAGCACTAGAGAATGCGTGGGCTACCATCGAGAACATCTGGACTACCCTAAGCGAGTGGGTGACAGGCAAGCTCATACCTACGGTCGAGGATCTGTGGAACAAGTGGACAGAGATCTGGGCAGACATCGAGCTAGCTACTAGCAACGCGTGGTACTTCATCGAGACCCTATGGGCAGAGATCGGACGTTGGATCAACGATAACTTGATGCCGTGGATCGATCTCTTGATGAATAAGTGGAAAGATGACTGGAACAAGATGAAGGCTGATTTCCAGGCAGCCTGGAAGATCATCGAGCCGATATGGGCGGTAATCAAGGACTGGCTAGAGGTCCGGCTACAGAACGCGGTCGAGGCGTTCCGTCTGATATGGGAATCGGCCATGACCAGCATCGAAACGGCCATCGCACCAGTGAAGGAGAACTGGGATCAGCTAGTCGCAGCGGTCAAGGGTTTCTGGAATTGGATCACTGGTAAGGTGTTTAGCTTCAAGATCAAGATACCTGACTTACCAGACTGGGCAACACCGGGGTCACCGTTGCCTATCCACACAGCGTGGGCTGACTTCGCCAAGGATATGGACAGGATGGTGATACAGCCACAGATGGTACTACCGGGGATGGCTGGTTCTAACACCGGTGGGCAGTACACGATGCCCGGACAGGGTAGCAGCGTGATCGAGAACAACACGACTTACAGTCCGCAGTACACACTAGTGGCGCAGAGTATGCTACGTCCTGGTGGGCTGGCTTTAGAATTCAGCGCTATGGAAGCTAAAGGAGCGATAGCGGCATGAGCTATCTTGACGTAGCTGACCTCATACGCGTACCTATGCCAGATGGTACCTATCGCCAATATCCGTTGCTGACGCTGCTGGGTGCGACGCACTCGCAGCTACAGTCTGCTAGCGGGTTCGGGATGCCACCTATCCGGATAATCGAACAGCGCGGACCGCTGCAGCACGGCTCTACGCTACTAGACTTCAGGTATGACAACCGTATCATCCAGGTTGTGATAGTCGAGCAGCTACGGTGTATCCTGGCGCAGCAAGAGGTCAGATGGGATATGGTGGATCTGCTGCGGCCTTCTAGGCTCTTCCCGGCTGCTAGCCAACCCACACCGCTGATCTACCGCAGGTGGCTTGCCGGCGGTATGGTCGTACGCGGCCATGACTTGGTGCTGACAGCCGGCAGTGACGAGGTGCAGAGCATCACGGCGCGCTTCGCTCACTATGGGTTGCGTGCTGGCAGCCGGCTAACGATATCGGGCAGTGCTGCAGATGACGGTACGTACGCGATCTCTGAGGTTAACCACGATGGACGTGTGACGTTGGGTACCAACATGACCAACGACGAGACCGGCATTGGCTGGGAGTTTCGCACGGAGCCGGCGTACCGCGATCTGTATTGTATTTGCGAGCTAGGGCCACAGTTCGATCGTGGTGACCAGGCGCTAGATGGCTATAGCGAGGTGTTGCGGTTCGTGGCCAACGATCCGTTCTGGTACGGGGCGGAACAGTCCCAAAGCTGGGCGATTCCGAACGAGTTCGAGAACCTGGTCTTCGACTATGGCTCGTCTGGCGTAGCGGTGGCTGACGCTGGAGCAGCGTTTGGCGCGACTCCGGGAACCGAGCGGTGGCTCTTCGCTGACAGTTTCGTAAGCGATGACATAGCCATTCCCTACTGGGGACACGAGGGTGCGGTTCCTGTTATTACGATCACGGGTCCAGCGGAAGACACCCTCATCAAGAACAACCCGCTGGCGTCGCAAATCAGCTTCAACTACGCGGTGGGCGCTGGCGAGGTGGTGACCATTGACACCTTGAACCTAACGGCGACGAACGCGGCGGGCGATGACCTCTTCATGTACCTAACCGGCGACGTTTCCGGGTTCATCATTTCACAAGATGCAGCTAATGACCGTGTTAACACGCTCACGGTAGAATTCTCAGGAGCGGCGCCAACGAGCGCCGTCAACCTGACTTGGCGGAATCGGTACGGGACAATCTAGGAGGCGACGTGTCTAAATGGCTTAGATTCGTAAGTGGAATACTTGCTACGGTTTTGGTTCTTGTTGTCTTGGGTATGGATTCCGGCGCAAGTGCGGCGCGACGGCTTCCGCCCGGTGAAGTCAGAGCGGTCTCTGTGGATGGCATTAAGAGTCTGTACGTACCTGCTACGGCTGGCTACAACTTGACAGGAGACCGGCAGCTCTGGGCGATTCCTCACGGATTCAGTACCTACCGGGCAAACATTGCGGCGGGTTACCCCGTCGTTTCGTTGCCTGATGGGGCGCTGTCCATTGCTGTCGGGCACGTCATTTTACCTGAGGACTTCGGCGGGGCTGTCTCTGTCAACGTTATCACAGAGAACGAGGAAGAGTTGGGGACGTCCGAGGTTCTGGTCAAGACGGCCTGGGCTTCTCTGACGGGTCCTACCGGCGGAAGTTCAAGCCCGGCGATGCTCACGGATTTTGTGTACAAGTGGCAACGGCAAGAGACCGGACCGACAACGCGGATTGCGGCGCTTCCTCTGGCGCCCGGCTATTCCCTTTCGCTTGAAGTTATGAGAGACGCGACCGGCGCGGCGGATACAATCGCTGGTCCGGTTCACGTTCTGGGCTTCGTGGTCAAGTACACGACCGCGGACTCCGTCGCGGCGGTCTCTGTCGAAGTAGCCAACGGCAACAAGACGCTGTGGATTCCGGCTGACGTCGGACTCAACAAGACAACGGGCGGTGAGATTCAGGCGACCACGTATGGCGAGAGTCGCTGGTGGTCGGGTACGGCGCAAGGGCGCTCGGTGGTCGAGCTTCCTGACAACGCATGGGCGGTAGCTATGGGCGACGCTGTTCTTCCTGTAGACTGGGGAAACGGCGTAAGCGTCCGGGCGGTGGTCGAATCTGTCGACGAATCCGGCGAACTATTCTGGACGTCGAAAGCTGCGTGGTTTAGGTTGCCGGCTAGAGGATGGACGGCGACTGGCGGCGGTGATACTACCGAACCTTTCTCGGTGGCACCGCTCATGGTCTCTGTCGGTTCCCCCGAATACGACGGGCTCTTCGCTTACGCTGACCAGCTACCCGGCGACGTTCTGACGTTGGAGTTCGGAAGAGACGCTACCGACCCGGCTGACACAATCGCTGGCCCGGTTCACGTCCTGGGCTTTGTTGTTGAGTACGAGCTAGCACCGTAGGAGAGCGAAATGACGCAAATCTCAAGACCCCAGCAAGGGCGGCAAATCACCTATCCCGACGCGGGCGGCTACACGGCTAACCAGTGGGCCAGGCTTCTGAATCTGCAAGTGAGGAATGAGGCGGACCACGGCGTGTTCTATGCAATCCACGACGCCTTGGAAGTCACGAACCCGAGCGGCGTGACTATCCGCGTTGCGGCTGGTGGAGCGCTTGTGCGCGGGCACGGATTCCTAAACGAGGACACGACCACGCCATCCGGCACGTCGAATGTGGACTTCACCCCCAGCACGCCCGCGGCAAGCAGGACCGACACGGTGGTGCTTGTCCAGAACAACACGGACAACGCTTACGATGGCACGCCAGACTACGGCGCGGCGGTCCTGGAGTTCCCCACGGCTCTGACCGACTACGGCGGGCTGTCCAGTGTCCCGGCCCATTCCTGTCGGCTTGCGATTCTGACCGGCGTCGACGGTGGCGCGGCGCGGGCGCTTACGCAAGACATAGCGGTGGCGGGCGACATTTGGATGTTGGAGCTAGCGACCTATGACATAAGCTCGGTCCCGGTGGTCTCGAATCTCTCCGACCATTACGACCGCGAGTTTGTCGACGCTGAGTGGGTAGAGCTTTTC